CTTATCGCGAACCACCTTAACGATGGTTTCGGTTTTGCGGCCAATCTTCAGATCGAAACCGCGAACTTCGGTAGCCTTCAGTTCCGGCTTTTCGTCGGCTGCGGTTTCTTGTTCGAAGCCTTCAGCGGAAACAGCCTTGCCACTGAGCACGCCTTTCATTTCGGCCAGCGCCTTCTTTTCAGGGGCGTTGCCGTTGCTGCCGAACAGCTCAGCCACCTTAATGACTTTATCAGCGGCGGCGATCAGGGTAGCTGCGGTTTCCTTGGAAATGGTGATGGTGATGCTGGTCATGTTGAAACTTCCTTTATAGTGTGAGCGGGTTAGTTCGAGGCGCGTTGTTGCCGTCGATGGGTGCCATTATGGGCATGCCTAGAACCCAAGTCAACACCCCAAAGCAAAAAAGTTTCGAAGCCGGGCCTTCCTTATAGGCAAAGGCTAAGCCAAGCGGAAAGCCTTACAGATCAAGCACTTAGGGCACAGGAAAGCGGCCCAGCGGCGAGGCTTCTATAGGTGCGGGGCAAAAGAAAGTTGCAGGCAGGAACCAAAGTTTAGGCCGACAGATCGTGGCAAACGCCTACATGACAGGCACGCGCAAAAAAAAAGGCCGCAACCAAAAAGGAAGCGGCCACGTGCGTTACAGGAACGGTTTCAGGAATGCAAGGTCGGGATGCTTGGGTTCCTTCCAAGCGATTGCGTCACTGTAAGCGGTTTCGAGAATGCCGTTAATGCTTTCGCGAGTCAGATTGGATTCGTCGCTGAGCTTCTTGATTGCCGCTTGCAGAATTTCGTTGTCTTCGCGCCCAAACCAAATTTTCAGGTAAGGATCGTCCCCGTTTGCAGAAACGTGATCAACGAAAGCTACGTGATCGCGAACAACACCGTATTTCTTCGCACCGTGATCGTTGCGGAATTTGTTCAAAACCGCTTTGCCAATGTAGGCATTGAAGAAATGATCGAAGTCTGCACGCTGCAAGCTTGCGAAGTATGCACGGAAAACCCAGCGCCACGCGAGCTTCAACGTAGCATTGTAAGGCGTGTCGAGGCGCTGGTTATATTCCAGTTTCAGGCTTTCGTAGAGAATGCGCTTCACGTAGCTAATGCAGTGAGTTTTGTCCGTTTCGGCGTACGATTCATGCAGGACATAAGAGTTATCGAGGGCTTCCATCAGAAGAGGCAAAACGTCAGCACCGGCGATGCGATTACGCAGAATCGTAATGCCCAGCAGAAAATGCGCAATATCGATGATTTCCATCTGGAATTGCTTGTGGTCAGGCTCGGCGCCATTGTTCCACCACTTGTATTTCAAGTGGTCGATTGCCTCACCGCACTCGACGGCAATAGCAGCAACCAAATCGAAACAGCCGGGGTTCTCGAAGGTGGCTTCACTCCAAGCGTCACCCATAGCCGCGTTCAAACCGTCTTGAATTTCAAGCATAGTTTGAAATTTGGCATCAACACCACTCGTAAGGACAACAGTGCGCGGCGCATGACCTTGAAGAGCGCTAGGGGTCGGATGGGCGTTGGTTTCGTTCATTTTTTGTTTCCTCGTTTATGTGAATTCAATTGTCAGGCCGTACTTACGGTAAAGCGAAAGCGCCACGTTGTTTTTGGCAACTACACAGACTTCCGTTGGCTTTACGTGATCGACAAGCAGGCTGCCAACCTTTTTACCTCGGAAATCAGGATGGACGTGGATTAAATCTAGTATCACGCTGTCATACACTCGGTGGACGATACAGTACCCGACAAGCTTAATTCCAAAGAAAGCACCTACGGCTCGGCTATTTTCAAAATCAGGTGCAGTAAGCAGAAAGTGAGCACTGGTACTCGCATCGTCAGGTGACAAATAATACTCGTCAGTGTGTCCATTCAAAGCTATGCAATAGTTCCGTATGTCGTCCGTGTTGATTTCATGGCAGCTGTACATATAGTTACTCCGCTGTATATGCTATATGTTTACAGTAAATGAAAAGCCCCGTAAGCACAGTGCCTACAGGGCTTTTTCGTTACAGTACAGCGAAGAAATTTGGTTCGTGCATATCCGCTACCTTGCGCATAGAAACGAAGTCAACCGTCTCATAAAGCTCGCTACCGGAAACAACGTACTGTCCGTACACGGTTAGGATGGGTTCATCTGTAACGACAAAATCCCAACCACCTGCCGTTTCACGAACTACAGCGTAACCGTCATTCACACGCAGACTTAGCACAGCTCCGTTGTGGGAGGCCGCGCTAACAAATTCTGCATCTTCGCCTTCGAGTTCCGCAAATACCGTTTCAGTGTCGTCAGAACCTTCTACGTAAATAAGCAGATCGTCGCGTTTAGTGAAGTAATCGCCCCCGCTACCACGCACCAATTCAACAGCATCAGCCGCTTCGACACGAATGTTACTCGGCTCCAGCGTAACGACCGTGGTTTCCGTAAGGAAGCGTACACCTTCGGCCGCAACGAACGGTTGCATGGAAGTGAATACAGGTTCCATTTCGCCTGCATTGCCAAGTCTATAGATTTTTGTTGTGTCCGCCGCGTAGAAAGAATCGAGAGCGAATGTCACAAATTTCAGGTCTTGCAAAACCGGGAAAGTACGCCAGACAATTTTGTCTTCGGAGTAGGAAACCTTACCTTGCGAAACAGCTACGTACGTTTCGTTGCCGTAAGCCACCGCATTTACCGGATCGGTTACGCGGATAAATCTGCCGGATTCCATTACGTATAGACCGGCGTTATCGCCAACTGTACTGTATAGCGGACCTACAGTTACAGCTGGCGTTAGGGCTTTTTTACAACATTCACACGGGCTTCGATTTGAACAGGTGCGTTGTCGCCGAAACGCGGCACGGCGCGCAGCACTACCGCGAACAAACCGATTGGGCTACCGGCAGTATTAAGCTCGGTGTCGGCCACGTAAGTGCGAATGTCAAAACTGTTGGCAGGAATTACAGACTGCACAATAACCTTATCTTCGTCGGCGCTACTGAAAACGTCGCCGAAAACGGTCTTCGCTACCAAACCCCATACGAAGCCCTTCTGCTTAGAATATCGCAGATTCCACGAGACAATATTCTCGTCGTCTTCGTCTTTCAAGTCAAGGTAAATATCGTAAAGATCAGTAGGTTTGACGCCATTCCTGTTCGCAGCTACAGATGTTGCGATGTTCCAAGTCTCAATATTGGTAATACTCGCCGTGAAGAGACCGCCAACATTCAAATTTTTGGTGGATTCACCGGCAAACACGGCAAGCCCAAGCTGAAGAATTGCGCTGGTGCCTGTGACGTAGCCTGTGCTAGGAGTAACGCCATCCAAAAGTTTCGAATTTACACTTGGAACGGCCGCCGAGTTCGAAAGAGACAACGCAGGGTAAATCAAGTCTACAGCGTACGGCGGCAGTTCAGGCTGTTGTGAGAACAGCACCCCGCCCATGTAAAAGGATAGGAAATTTCCATCGCTATCCGTGACGATCTTGTCCATGATCATGGTTTGCGAATCGCCGTAATACTTGGAAACCGTATCACGGAACGCACCGCTTTCTTTGATTTCCTTCATTTCGGCGCTAGTCAAATAGACACGCGCAATACCTTCAGGATTTCCAGCAGCCTGTGCGATTGCATCCGTAACCAGCTTTAGTGCACCGCCATGTTCAATTACACTCATTTGCATTCTCCAATCAAGTCGGCGAGATTATACTAGCCTTAATTAGAAATTACCGACTATTTCCGAATTTTGCTGCTAGCACAAGTTCCATCAATTCTTTTTCCGTGGCACGTTCAGCCCTATGAACGGGGTGCGGATCGTCGGGAAAATGCTCTTTAGCGTAACTGCGAAGCACCTTGCCTTTAATGACACCTACGCGGCGCCATTCCTGAATCTCAATACAACGTTGCATTAGATTATCAGGTACTTCGATTTCGATCTTCATGAGGAAGTCCCTTGTGTCGGTATAGGACGATTATCCCAGTCGTAGTAGATTTTAGTCATGAGTGCGTCCATGGTGACTGTTATCGCCGGCAGCCTTCCTCCCTTAATCGCCACGTACAAAGCTACACTCAAAGCAGCAGCTTGGCCGTCAGACAACTCTCTAACATAACCAACCACAGCAGCAGCGGTTTGCTCAAATTCTTCAGCTGTAATAACGCCGCTATGGAACATACTATCAAGGGCGATGCACATGAAGCTTTGTGGCGTTAATGGTTGGTCTGGTTTGGACGGTCTGTAGTAGTGGCCGCCGCCGACCGCCAATTTCAGAATTTCACTAGGGTTACGCATGCCTACTCCTTTTAAATGTAGCGTGGCGCAGCGCCGCAAGGAAACCGAATTCTTGCATTACGCTATAAAATGACTGACTGCGCCGACCAAAAATCCAACGAGCGCGGCCCAAGCTAACCAATCCAAAATCACCGTTATTCTCCAAGGACACGTTGAGATAACGTGGGTCTTTAAGAACCTGACTGTGAAGATGCCCGTGGATATTGCGCAAACCTCGCAAAGAATCAGGATGTACAGGGGCATGCGAAAGCCAGAATTCTTTATACCGCAAGAGACCGTGAAACTTTATGCCGGGAATTTTTGTAATGTCAGTTCGCTCGGTGCAGTGGTTGCCGAGAATGACGTGCTTGTTGCCCGGCCACGAAGCGAATTCTTTCCACCCTTCTTCATCGAATGCAACGTCGCCCAATACGTATACCGTGTCGCGCGGTTTTACGGTTTCAAACCACTTCTTTTTGACGTGTGCGTCGTGCGCTTCCGCAGATTCGAAAGGTCTGTATCTGTGAATGTTGCGATGACGAAGATGCAGGTCAGCACAGAGGTAAACTGCCATAACAAAAACTCCTTTAATGCCATCCATGGCGTGCGGTACTAAACGTTTTAGACGGTCGTGTCTTCTGGCGACTCATCGATGAAGCTTACGCGCCAAGCAAAAATCCAATAGAGCCTGTAATGAGGACACTCCACAACGAACGCACCTTGACCGCCTTCGTAGAATTCACGCGAAGGGCGGGCGTAGTAAGTCGTGTCTTTATGGAAGTCCCCGTCTTCATCCATCCAATTTATTTCGATAATTGGGCGTTTGCGGTTTTCGCCGATGTACTCGAAATTGACCGTGACACCATCCACGCGTTTAGTTTGTCGATATGTCCCGCAGACTTCGAACGTCTCGCCCGCGTCAGAAAGCAAACGGTAGCGCCCAACAGCGGGGTCGTCAGAGACTTTGTAGTCTACCCGCGCCCCGCCTCCGTCGCGCCCTACACACCCCATCGGGCCGCAAGGGCCGGGCTGCCCACGGAGAACGTATTTTCTAAAGAGAAGCAGAGAAAGCAAGAAAACAAACGCACTCAAAATAGGCGGCACTAGCATGACCCATTCCATACAAACCTCAGCGGAGTTGGATTGCAGAATCTTTGCCTGTGCGGAATTTCTCACCAACGTCGTCAGTCACGATGATTTTGTAATCCGCCAGATTGATTTTCGGGAAGCCGGCGATACTGAGCCACATGCCGGACCAGAAATAACCAAGTTGCGCTTCATAGGCTTTGACAGAATCGATTACGAGCGTCTGACTCATTTTAAATTCGTCACGGCCCGCTTCAATAACCTGCTGCACCTGCCGGTAAAGCAGCGGGTCCAGCTGAATGTTGTTTTCACTGATTGCTTGGAACACAGCAGCGCTGCCGTTTTCACCGTAGCGGCCCCGGAAAGTCTCACGGACAATGCTGGAAACATCGTCACGCATCATGGCCGGAACTTGCGCGGTTTCGACAACCTTAGTTGAATACGAATTCAGTACAACCTGACTGTTTTCGTAAACAGACTTGATGTTGGTTTCGTAGGAAACACCAAGGTTGTTGTAGCGAACGTAGGTCAAACCGAGAACAGCTGCTATGCTGAAAGCCAGCCCGAAGATTGCGCCAAGAACAAGCAGCAGCAGTGTGGAAGTTTTCATTTCAGTATCCTCTTCTGTAGGTTATAAATACCCAAGCCACGGGCCACGTTAGACCGACCACGAATAGAAGGACAAGAGCCCACCAAGGAAGATCGGCGTCCTCTCGCAAATATTCGAATTCCGCAATCGGCCTGTGCACGTAGTGTTTGCGTACGTTATCTGCTATTAAGGCGGCCATCTTTTCGGACTCTATTATACCTAGATCAAGTATAGAGTCCCGGATTGCCACGTTTACAAGGGGGTCTTGCGACCATGAGTAAACGTGTACGTGGTTTACAGTTCCGTCGTGCTGTGCGTTTACCGCGACAGTAACGTCATTTATTTTGCCTCCCAGCATAGCTCGCTGTATGCGATGGGCTACGGAAGAATCGCCACCGTAGAATACGACCACTATGTTTACGCGTTTTGTCGGACCTAACGCGGCGTTGTATTTATTCAAAGCTTCGTTGAGGGCGGGTTCAGGGTTATAGTTGCCCGAATACTTCACAACACGGTTTACCCTGTAGTAGTCAAAAACTTCAGGGTAGTCAAATTCTGTATCGGCCTTTTTACCGAACAGTGTAGTCGAAGATGCTTTACTGAAGTTGTAGTAAAGCTCTTCCGCTGTAAAAGGTTCCCCGATCTGCACTCGCGACCATCGCAACGGTTCGGTTTTCCCCTGTCGGTCGACGCGTTCTATCCTTGTAGAACCAACTTCGGATTCAACAACCCAATCGAAATCGTACGGGTGGTCATAGAACGTTGTGCACGTCTGGTTATTGCCGGAACCTGAGCAGACTTGGTAGGAATGTTCGCACGAAACCTTTTCTCGATATTTAGCAGTGACGGTTCCGTTTAGCAGTTGCGTGTCGAGTCCACCGCTACCGCCGGCCAAAATAACCGCCACAATAAGTAATACCTGAATTGCAGCACCGACGGCCCACACGCGCACTCGTTGAGGGGCATATAGACACGCACACAGTTTGAAGAAAACCGCAGTGTAGAACAGCAGCGAAAAAATCAAAGCCGCAACCACAGCAAACCAGAACGTTGCTAGGATTTCGAGTAAAGCTTCCATATAAACCTCACACAAAAGCCATGCCGACAAGCTTGGCTATTTCGGCGCGCACTTCTCCTCTAGCCTTCTCTTCAAGATTGGCATAGTTGAGACGTACGGCCTCTGCTGTTTCTAGAAAGGGCGCCACAGCGTCGCAGGCTGCATGTTATTTCCCATACGATTGCGCATCCGCGCGTACGTGAAGGCAAACGGTAGCATTTTCGTAACCCTCCTTTACGAGCTGAGTGTGTGCAGAAGCCCTGCTGCTTTTAGACGGCGAATCTCGCTTTTGGATTTGCCGTAGCGTTCAGCCAATTCAGCCACCGTACCTTCAGGTGCAGGTTTGTTTAGGTTGAGAAACTGTACGTGGGTTTTACACCTCTGTTCTTCAGCTTCACGTGCAAGCATAGAGGCTGCGTCACTGGCGGCGTTTTGCAAAGCCGTTCGGAAGAAATTGCGAGTATTTTCGAGGAACTTGTTACTCTTTTCGCAAGCCTGTAACTCTTCCAGATTTTCCGGGAGGCGCCCATGTGTGCGGTAGAATCCGATAAGGCGCATGTAATCAGGCATGTCACCAAAACCAACCAAAAGGTCAGCAATAAAAACAGCGCCATCTGAGCTAAAACGCGACATACTACCGAGAATGGATAGCGCGGTAAGCAGAGAGGCATGTGATTTAATGTCCATAAGTCACCTACAGGATTTCAAGATGTTCGTGAACCTCGACCAGTGTGTCAAAGCTCGTGAGGACGTAACCGTATTGCGCCTTAATCCAAAAGGCCATAGCACGCGACCGGGAAATTCCCATTTCACAGTGCACGACAATATTGCCGCCGTTACATTTCTTAATCCAGTCGTCCAGCCCCTGAATGAGTGCAGGCGAAACACGGAATAACTGAGATTCCAGCCCAGTCACAGGGAAGACGTTTACGCCTTCGGCAAATACGGGCCGCTCGTCTGCGTCATACTCAATGCTGATTATGTTCTGTCCGGGAACTGCGGTTGCCGCCACGTGACGCGGCACGTGACAAACACCTAGCTTTCGACGAATTACTTTTACACTCTTCATAGCATCACCTTTCTACGGCCAGCGGAACCATACTGCTGAGGAAGTTGTCGATTGGTTTTGCCCACAGGTTGCCGTTAGCTCCGGCATAAAATACCGTGACTGGATATTCGAGGGCTCGTTCTTTGTCTGCTTTCTCGTTTGCGATCCCTTGAATAAGATACGCAAGGCCGTTGCGATGCTTCCACGGAGAACCGACAGTAACGTGGTCAGGGAAAGGAATCCGAATGTCATCAAGGCTGACAATTTCAGACGGCTTGCTTACACGGAATATACGTCCCTCTAGATCGGTAGCAAACTCCCCGAAAGGGAGAATTACTTTCGCAGCACCCCGCCATTTTCCGAAAGACGTTTTATTACCGTCGACTCTACTGTGAGGGGCACACCCGTGACAAAGAAGCTTACCTTTTCGCCAAGGTGCGTATCTCCAGTCGAAATTGTGCGCAAAAAGTGCAAAGTCATGCGTGTTAGTGGTTAGGTCTAAGCAGCCGCACGCGGAGCATTGGAATAAGGCCATTTTCAAACCTCTTTGCCGTGAGGGTCTTCAAACGTCATACGTAAAGCACTGTGTTCGGAGTTCCGTTCACGGAGGACAGACACCCTAACACTGTCGCGGCTCTGCATAGTTTTACGCTCCCAAAACAGACAGTCTTCATCGGGAAGTTTTACGTAAGCTTCGCCTTGGCTGCTAAGCTGATTTAGGCTGTCGATGATACTGTTGACAAATTCGGCGAGTGCTTTCTTGTAGACAGTCTCGCGGACAAAACGCGGAACAATCCACTTACCGCCCACCTTGCCAAATCGACCGCGCAGCTTGTTCTTACCAAAATAATGCTTTTTCTTCCTAGGCATATTAAAAGCTCCTTACCCGTACACCTGCCACGACAACGATAACGTCACGCATGTACGCGCATCCGAGTAGTTACAAGCACAGGCTCGCGATCTTCCAGAGTTGCGATGTATACGTTCTTAGATTCGCGATCCAGTTGCGGATCGTAGTTGAAAAAGTTCACGGTATCCCCATTACGCTCAAGCGTGTACTGTTCGCCGACGTAAAACCAATCGTCAGGGGAGACGTAAATTTCATCGTCGAACTTCACGTCTTCAGCTTCTACGTTCAGCCGAAAACGTTGGCCTGTTTTCGTGTTCACCATGTACGCCAAACGTAGCTGTCCGTCCGCGCCGCATTGCATCATGAATGTCCAAGCCCTGCTGATATCGGTTCCCATGCTGATAGGATCGAAAAGAAAAGGATTGGCGTTCGCCGGAATATCATCCATAGGAGAAACGCTAAGGCTGATACGCTCATCCGCACGCAGGCGCTTCGCGACACTACGGTAAGGGCGTGTAAAAACAGGCTTTCGGACATTCATGTTATTTTCCTCAATATGAAAAGAAAAGTGGCCGCAAAGGCGACCACTTTCAACATCAAACACGCGGCAAGGTTACGCCCGTTTGGCCCATGTATTTCCCGCCACGATCTGCGTACGAAACTTCGCAAGCCTCATCCGATTGCATGAATAAGAATTGCGCAACGCCCTCGTTTGCGTAAATCTTCGCGGGCAGCGGAGTAGTATTGGAAAACTCCAGAACTACGTGCCCTTCCCACTCAGGTTCCAGCGGTGTCACGTTGACAATAATGCCACAACGCGCATACGTGCTCTTGCCCAAACAAATGGTCAAAACGTCGCGAGGGATGCGGAAGTATTCGACGGTACGTGCCAGCGCAAAAGAGTTGGGAGGGATGATGCAAACAGGCCCCTTAACATCGACAAAGCAGTGCTCGCTAAACTCTTTCGGGTCAACGATTGCATTGTTGATGTTAGTGAATACTTTGAACTCATCGGCACAGCGCACGTCATAACCGTAACTGGAAAGTCCGTAGCTGATTCGAGGCCCTTCGCTACTTTGGCGAACAAGGCCCCCGATGAACGGTTCTATCATCGGGTTCGGACGCATACACTGCGAAAGAATCCAGCGGTCGCTCTTAATTGTCACTGCTGTTACCCCCTGCTTTCATTCGCGCAACTTGGGTCCGTGTTACAGGCACATGCTTTTTCACAAGCGCCCCGATAAGCGCGTGTGCGCGCTTCAGATCATCAATGGAACGCGTGTTGTTCCAATCGATAATGGCATTGATGGCGTTGCCTTCAGCGTAGCCGACGCCTTCGCCAATCAGAAACTCTTCCACTTTATTCATGCTGGATACCTCGTTTGGTTATACACGGTTATGGTTTACAGTTCTGCCGGATACGGCCAATTGTTGCGGTCGGAAAGCACTGCCCCGGAAAGCGTGGCAACAACGCTACCAACCAACTGATGCTCCCGTAGAATGATGTATTCCTGCTCACGTCTCACACGAGCTAAGACGTTTTGCCGCCACATGCCTTTATGCCCGCGCACCACAGCGTCAGAAATCATTTCCGGCGTAGCTATCACGGACCCTTCTACGCAATACGTAATAAAGTCGGGGTAGCCTTTATGCTTATGCCTTTCCATATCGTGGTAATAACTGATAGCAGCGTGCTGTGAAGCCGGAATGCACGCAGAGGCACTTACAATACGCCGGGTGTTAGGAGCATCCAGTGACGACACTACGTCATGGAGCGTTACTGAAGAAAACGCAGGATCGAACGCTACAGTTCGGAAAACTTTTCTCCGCTCTAGGGCAGGTAGATTTTCCAGCATAAAATCTATAGAGACTTCCGACAATTCCTCGCCTTCAATATAGGCAAGGATATAGTTGTCTATCTTTTGAGTTAGTTCCACTTTAAGCTCCACTCTTTCTGGATAACCTTCACAGAAATAAAATCAAGGTAAGGTCACAGAACACTTTTAATGAAAACCTGTTCTGGATAGAGTGCGATATACATATCTATACGGCCGTCGAACTCCAGTACGGCTATACCGTCGTAGCCCTGTTCCAAAAGTGCAGACCGGATTTCAGCATAAAATTTAGTTTCTACCGCCCGGATATTTTCAGGTTCAGGATTCTCTCCTGATTGTATCAATTTTCGGCACTTTTGGTTTATATCGTACAACTCGGTGACTGTAATACTGAAAATGTTTTTAAATTCCACTTCACATTCAAGACACTTCGTACCGAATCTGCATGCTACTGATTTTTCGACGGCCAGCCAAATGCCTAGATGCCCATTAGCAGCATGTTCCGAACTAACGGCGAATTCTAGACTAAAGGAATTAAATGATGCCGATGTTCCGTGGTATAGACTCACAGACTTTTCTATGTAGGCTAAGGTATGGCTGTCGTTTTTCGGAGGTTGCTCTTTCACAAGCCCTGCTCCGCGTGGTATTTCTTAATGGTGTCCTGCAACTGTTCGAGAAAAACACAGCGCTGGCGGTAAAGTTCCGCCATCCGCGCAGCCGTGTTATCGCCTTTTTTGGCAGCGTCATCCCACCCAACATAGCTGTTCATAAGGTAATCCATGTCATCCGACAAAGAAAGCCCACCAATTTCAGCGTAGCGCCTTTCAAGGTGCGCGTTGCGGCCGTTTTCGAAATAATCCGGGCACCCTTTGTAACCATGTTCAACAGCCAAGTTAAAGATGGGGGAAGGGATGATGTGCAGGTCTTCGACTTGCTCTATCCTGATGTTCCAGAGCAATCCGTCATAACCGAACGGGTGGCCGTGGCACAGCACGATTTCGACTTTACCGTTTTCGTCACTGCGCTCATAGAGAGCTTTCAAAACGAAAGCTGAGCCTGCCTTATAAAAGCAGCTCCCATGGCTGAGGCGTTCCTTAGTGCGAACCAACCTATCAACTTCGACCTTCGTAATGCCGGACATATAAAGTCTCCTTCCCTAAACGATGTGCCTTTACAGAAACGAAAAAGCCGGGCCAATCTTGCGACTGAACCCGGCTGTATTCAAACGGTGCGAACCGTCAAAAGCTCAAAAGCGGACAATGCGCCAATCATTCCAACATCGTTGCATTTGACGCACGTTACTTCTTCAGCATGCTCAATCTCGACATGCTTTACAGTATAGGCGTATGCCGCCTGCTCAACGTCAAATGGATTGCCGCCGTTGTCCAAGTAAATCTCAATCATAACACGCGCCATTCAATTCACAATCTGAGGCATTGGCGTTCCTGCCACCACGTACTGCTGCCATTGCCAAACCATTTACAGAATTCCCAGCACCGCCTGCCCCTCTACCGGAAGCACCCGTGCCACTTGTGCTTCCGCCTGCACCAGATTCGACAGAACTGCTTGCAGACGGATCGGTATACGGCGCTTTGTTTACGAACATGCGATACATGTAAAACACTTCGCTGTAATATGATCCGCCTTTGATGATGTACGTCTTGCCGCCGACAAGATATTTCCCGTTTGCATCCTTCGTCTCTTCAGCCGATTGTGTATTAGGGTCTTGCTGCCGGAACGATGTACATGTGAAGGTTTCTATGTCAGTGTAGTCGTCAACCAGCGCGACCAAACGCTCACTGAACAAACCTAAGAAACGAGAATTCTGATAAAAAGCTTTCTCGTACTTATCGTGAACGTTGCCACTGTCGATACCCGTATAAAGAACCTTTTCGCCGCCGCGAATTTCGCGCCGTACAGCTTCGTTTACGGGGAGACCTTCACCCATGATAGGAACTTGAAGCTCGCTCAAGGTTTCGAGCGCACCGTCGAGTTTGAATGTGTGCGCTTCCATGCCGTTGTTTCCTAGGTGGCTGGAAATACCACTTGTGGAAATATCTTTTGCGTCGCGGACGGCGTAGGTTTTCTTACCACCGTCTTTACCAGAGGCGTTAAACGTAAGCGTGTATTCAGGATCGGACGCGAGAACGTCAATCAGGTTTTTGTAACGTAGAACACCATCAGAAGTCACAACCCGCGCCATACAACTAGAATCGTCTGAGATTCCGTGAAGTGCCATGTCTTCAGTGAACGAAATTCGCGTAGTGTTGAAATTCAACCAGACCTGAAAGTCATCGGTAGGGCGCGACGGGCCGTCGTATTCCAGACCGGAAGCTGCTGCAATTTCACCCATAACCGTAGAGGTCGGTCCTTCGTACGACTCAGCAAACGCGCCAGATGAAAATTTAGGTGCGTTGTAAAGTGCAACAAGCGAAATTTTATTTCGAATACCGCCGCGAGGCCGCCCCCACCCGAAAACCCGGAAGGATCGGATGGGAGCCTCTTCCGCGTTTTTACCTAGCTGGATGTTGATGACAGAGCCAGTACCTAGATTCAGCGAACTAGAGAGGGTTCCAGAGTAATCATTAAGCTCCATTTTCAGCACAGGAAGACCCATGCTGAAACCCTCAAGAATCATGATGGTGTCGATAAGGTTGGCGGCCGAAGGCATTTCAGCACCTTCGATTTCAATCGAGCAAAATACAGAACCTTCGATGTTCAATACTGCTTTCATAGGAGCCTCAGATTGTGGTGAACCCTACGCGCTTTTTAGATTTTGTTTTAAGCAGCAGGTTATTTAGTTCGTTCGTATCGGGAACCTTGATACGTGTGCCTTGCGTAAAGTCCCAAAGGTCGTTCATACCGTTGTAAATCAGTAGGGCCGACCACCAGTCTTTACTACGCATCATGTTGAGTGCAGCCAGAGCTGGGTTCAAATGCTCCGCGCTTGTAACTACATGCCAGACGAAAGAGGATACGGCCAGAACAGAATCGTGAAAATCACTCCGTAACGGGTCGATTCCGAATTCATCGATGGTTTCGTATTCAATCTGCTTAGGCATTAAGAGCCTCCTAAACACGGGGCAAACAGTTTATCCAAGTCTTCCTTGGTAATCGTGTAGTAGGCTTCTATCTGCACGTTCACGTCTGCCGAAATAGGCGTACCATTAGCGTCAAATTGCGTGCTGAAGGTCGGCGCTACGTTGGTAATGATGCACGGCTCAAGACGTAAGAAATTGCCGATGTGCAACGTGATAAAGTCACCGCCCAAACTGGCAGCCTCGCTAATATCGCCAGACATTAGCGCCGAAGCGTTTAACACGCGTGGCCCCGGAGCAACCAGCAAGCCAGCAAGCTCGCTGGGAGCTGCCAGCTTCATCAGCTTTTTAATTGGTTCCGCCACTTCCTTTTTCGCATCCTGAAAAGCATAGAACACGAAAGGCATATCAAAGGTTAGTACGCAACCACCTTCCCAAATAGCAACACTCATGTATTTCGATTGGGAAGTCATGCCCGTGGAAACGGCGGCAATCTTCTCAGCTGCGCCTGCTAACCCACCACCGCCGGCCAAAGAGGATAGCGGTGCATCTAGTGGACGCCCATAACGCGACGTAATGTTTACCTGAAAGTTTTCAGGCAACGGTGTGGAAATACTGAGGTACGGTTCGCCATCCCGCAGTACGTTCAAATCGCAACTATAAATAGGTGGGATTTGAGATTTTGTCCCGTTACCAACTACAATCGGAGCGGTTGCCCCCAAGGTTGCTTTAGGCATTAAACAAATCCTGAATTCAAGAACAATAGGCCATAGTCGTCAACCAGAGCCGGAATATCTGCGAGCGTCGGACGGCCAGCAGTTCCAGACCCTGCGTGTTGGGCGGGGGCTGCATTTGCCGCCACCTTCGGCGTTTCCGTAGAAACAGGAGGCTGATCAACTGCCATGACACGCTTAACCGACTCGTACGGTTGCCTCTCCACTTTTTCGGCGTACGTGCCGCTTGTGTCCGTATTAACAACAACTCTATTTGCACTAGCTTTCTGAGCTGTATTAATTGCGGGTTCTGACTTGTAGTAGTCAGCACTAGCCGGACTGTCAACACGATCAACCGTGGCTTTACTAGAAACTGGCGTTACAGCTACATTTGCAGGTTCCGCTTTTGGCGTCGTGACTGGTTTAACAACCGGAATATCCTTTTCAGGTTTGGGTACGTTAACTTCCGGGGCCTTCGGTTTGACGGCCGGCTCTGCATGCACCTCTGCTTTTTTCGGCTGTACGGGCGCAACAGGTTTCACGACTTCAGTTGTTGCTTTGGGTGCCACAACAGCATCTTTGGCTTCGGGTTTGGTTACAGCTGCTTGCTTCTCGACCTGAGCGCCATTCTGCTTAACTTCAACAGCAGGCTTTACGACTTCGGGCGCTTTAGGCGAGGCCGGCTTAACAGTCTCTGCTTTTGGTGCAGGCGCTTTAACAGGCTCCGCTTTGGCAGGTTCTGTTTTAACGGGCTTCGCTTCCGGCACAACAGGTTTAGTTTCCACCGGTTTTTTCTTTTCAGGGACGCGCTGGAACTGAACCTCAGATATAGTGCCATCCGGGTTCATCTTAGACGCAACCATAATTTCGCCCGGCTGTGCGTACTGCCGTGCAACCTCAGAGCGTTTTGTAGCTTTCCACCGTGCCAAATCGCGCGTAGTAATTCCGTTTTCCCCGAGCTTTGGTGCCGTTTCCTGTTTCGAAACATCCAACTGTACTGTACGGATTACAGGTTCAGGTTCCTTCTCTTTGGCGCTCGGTTTGCTTGTTGGGGCGGGCACGGCTACGTCTTCCGCCTTCTCTTTAACTTTTTCTTTTTCAGGCGGCTTCGGTGGGAGTGTCTCGGTTGGGTTTACCGCCGGCAATTCCGGGGCCGCAGCAACGTCATTCTTTTTCTGTGCAACTTCAGGAGCTGCCGAAGCTTCTGGTTTTGCCGGATTTGCAGGTGCCGCAACTTCGGCCGCTGTTGTCGTATCGCCGACATTTTTAGCAACCGACGCACCTTCGTTTTCTAGCATTTTCATGTAGACGGCATGCTCGTCTGCCGCCCTGCGCGCCAGCTCTGCGCCCTCTGCCATAGAAAAGAAACCGGTTTTTGTTTCTGTCGTACGGCGAGACTGGATGCGGTTGATGATTTCCTTATCATCCATTTTATCAACATCCCGATTGCCTAAAACATCTGCGATCAGTTGCTTACTGTCCTTAGCGCTGTATTGCGTTGCTACGCTGAAAAGCATTTCTCGCAGTGCACGGCTACGCCCTTCAACATCCACGTCGTATTGCTTACCAAACCATTCTGCAAGAGGCTTGTAATGAGTGGTGGCTACGAACTGTTGCTGAGCAGTCGCCAAAGCCTTGGCCTGCTGAGGGTCTTTTGTAAGCTCCGTGTATTTTTCGTTGAACTCGGGGCTGCCCGGCTGCGTACCTTGAAAATGGTTGTAAAAGGGCTGCCCTTGCTCAGAGCGCAGGAAATTAATCATACTACCGTCTTTGGAAGACAGCTTATGTTTCCCGTAGCTCGCTCCATCGCGTGCAGTCTTTCCGACATTAACTGTCGAAACATCACTGCCGTTTGCCGTGAAACCTGTAGCCACGGCGCCTAGGGATGAATCGTTCTGTGCGGCCTCAGAAACGGCGTTGACTTTTTCTGTATCTTTCTTGTAGCGTTCGAGATTGGCGCCAGTACCGCCGTCACCTAGCTTATCGCCAAGCCAATCTTTCGCAGACTGCCAGCCGCTTTCAACAGAGTTGGCGTCTTTCTTATCGTAAGTGTAGTTCTTGATTTTATGGCGAATCAGCAGGCCACCGCCGATCATAGCGAGCGGGATCGCTGCCTTTGCCAAACCCACACGTGCCACCATGCCCGCGCCTTTGCGCAAAATGCCGCCGGCCGTGCGCTTCAGGAAACCACCTTTCTTTTTACCTCCCATAGAAAAGCCGTCGTCATCGCCGCCCCCGTTAAACAGGTTGCGAATGAGTTCGCCGCGCTTCTCTGGATTGTCATTCGTAGTGGGAACGCGTTGTACCTTATCGGTAATGTCGCGTTCCTGTATTTTCGGCTGAAGTTTGGTCCCTTGCTTGTAGAGAAAATCATACAAGCTTTCCATAGTGCCGCCCATTTCAACCAAAGCACTAGCCTGCTTTTGCATAAGGCTAGTTTGCTCATCAAGCTTTTCGCCGTGGCTGTGCAGCACACCGGTTTGCTCTTGCGTAGCTTGATACTGCTGAGTATTAACGTTCGTTACGTTGCTGACGTTGCTAACGCTGTTGTCGCTGTTGTTTACAACACCGCCAGCATCCTTGCGCGGGCGGGCGTTGTGCGGCGCGTCTTTCAGGGCCACCAGACTACGCTTTTCTGGAATAGCATCCTGCATAAGATCGGTATCTTGCGTACGCGTCTTTGCAAGGTCTGTCATTTTTTGAAGTAGGCTCATTTTAACCCTCTGCGCACCGAAGTCTGGTTGGCTTTAGCTTGCGCTTTTTGTTCCGCCTCGCGCCGATCCTGCACGAACGTAGCGTGGTGATAGAAGAACATTTTCGCAGGAAGCTTCAGATCGGGGGCGACGCCGAAGTGAGCAATCATGTTGTAATACATGTTGTAGATATCTTGCTCACTATTGCTGGCGAAGAAATGTAGCAGTCTCGGTTGAGCTTCATGCGGAGAAGTTCCGCCGCACTGGCCACATTTAAGTGTCATGCTTTCCGTGATGCCGTGATAGTAGCGCGTTTTTATATTTTCAATACGTTCAAGCAAGTCCATGTTGGGCTGCGCCATGAGAAACGCAAGCTTAGCCTTGAAGTCTTTGCCAGCTTTAACCCAACGAGCGAGCGCACCGACGTAACGCATGTGTGGATTTTCTTCGATGTACTCGTAGTAATCGGTCAAAGTAGCAACGCGAGGGAAATCAATATCCTTATCCTGAATTGTCAGATCGTCGTCATCCAGCATGTGGACTTTGAGAACGGTCTTCTTCACAATTTCAGTGTTTTCGCCGTTACAGGGGCCGAACACGTAGCCCTTTTTCGCACATTCTTCAGGCGGTAGGTCAAACTCGATGCCGTTATCTGGTTTCAACCATACCTTGTTTTTGCATGTGTATTTTGCTACAACAGGAAAATCAGGGAATGACGTTTTGCGCAGCCATGCCAGCAGATATTCGAAATCCCCATCAGTAAGCTGCCTTACCGGAATGGAGCAAGTCAGCTGCACGGCGCGGATAAGCTGATCGTAAGGGCGCACACGAGTACGCATGGCAGTATGTAGAAGATTCAGTTCTTCGACTACAAACTGCCTAACGTACATTTGCTTGAATTCGTACGGGGAAAATCCCGTAGGCAAGTCGCCAATGTCGATGTATCTGGAATCATTTTCATAATCGACTGCCATAAATCACCTTCAAGCAAAGAAAGACGCCGCATCGACCGAAATTTTCGCGTAATGTACTTGGCCACAACGCGGACATTCCTTGGCCACAGATTGTAGAACACCGTGAGTCAAATCGCGGGCCGCCACAGTAGCAAGGTCGAAAGTTTCCATGTCTTCGTTTTGGAAAACACGGTTAATCTTATCATCAATGGTTTCGCCGTCCCGCAGCCACGACGCTGCTGTAGCAAGCCATTTGGAGGAAGGATCGCCAAGGGCTTTAACGAAACTGTCGAGAGTTGAAGCGCGCGGGTAATCAAGGCGAGGGTCCAGCTTGTGCTCCGGCATAGCGTGAATTTTGAAGTCTTCAAATTCCACAGGCTCAGTGTTGTGAGCACCGCACGCGACTACGCGAAGCATGATAGCGGCTGGATTTTCAATAACCGACTTATCCTCAGCGTTTTCGTATGCCTCTACCATCTGCGCGATATCAGCTTCCGTGTATTTCCGCCCATCATCACGCTCATACAGGATTCCGTCACATGTCCATTCGACCATATACGGAATATTACGTTGCTTAAACCGCAGGAAGGTGAGGATGTAGTAAAAGTCACCGTAAGTAAGCTGCCCTGCATCAAAGTCGATCAGCTGATTTACGGCCCGCACAACAGGCTCCATCGATTCAAGAACAACAGATTCCGAAAATAGAGCCAGCTGGCGAGGATTCATTTTTTTGATATTGATTTCCTTAACTTGGTAAGGAATCATGCGGCTTGGTAGGTTGGTGGCGTTGAATTTCATATAATTAGTCTCATTCCGTCAGTGGCAAAGTTCTGCTGAACCTTCAGCGCTTCGGCACCTGTGTTCGTCAAATCCCACGGACCCGACTGCACAGGCCAGCAGTTCAAAAGCGTGGCACGTGCGACAGGTTTTACGGCTTGATCTTTAGTGGGACCGCGCCCGCTGTACAGAGCAATCGAAATATCACGTTTGTACGCGGATGGTAATCCGTACGCACCCGTGTCCTGATTTCGAATGAGTGACAGCCAACCAGCAAGCCACTTACGAGTCCGTAGCGACACGTCTTCGTGGAACGTAATGTCGAAGGCACTGATTTCTTGAAAACCTGCAAACTGCGCATAAATACCGGCACCGAAAACAGGTTTCATGTTTAGGGACGGGAATGGCAGGTTTATTGTTTCTACGTAATCCGCTTCGCCGCCAAACGGAAGCCCCATGCAGTACCACTGAAAATTGAACAGCGGCTCACGGTCTCCAGAACGGCGAACGATGAATTCGTCTAGTGTAAGTACACCCACACGTACCTCCCAATAAAATGGCCCAGCACCCTACAGTGAGAGTACCGGGCCATTTTTAGTTAGAAAACACGCTCAACGTAGCCGTAGGAGAACTGCGCGGCGTTTTGGATTGCCTGATTGCCAGCGCCTTCGAAGCTGTATTCGGGCAGTTCGGTCGGGAACACACGATGCAGCTTGAATTGAGCAGCCGGTGCACCAGTCTGGTCGTAAACAGTCAGAGTGGCAGACACAGCATAATCAGACGAGAAGTTACCAGTCTGAGTATCCTTGGCACGGATAGCACGCAGCCAGTTTTCCAGCGATGCGCGAACGCGAGCATCGTAGGTCTCATTCAGAGTAACGTTGATGGTGTGGCTGAAGGTCTTGCGGGCACCGTAAATAATCTTGTGACCGAAGAGTTCGATTTCAACCGTGCTGATGGTTGCGCCCGGCAGCGCAGTGCTCAGACATTGGATGCGTAGCAGGCGAGAATCGCCGCCGTTGGGGATGTTGGTGAAAACAATGTCAAAGTTATCACTCAACATCGGATCGGGAATGTCGTAGACTTCTTCCAGCGTAGGCTTCGGCATATTTCAAATCCTCTTAGGACGTAGCTTCAATGAAGCTAACTGCGGTAGACAATTGGCCGGTAGCAGCCAAACTGGTAGTGAAAAGGATGCGCTTCGCGTAACGAGTAGGCTGGATGATGTAAACCAGAATAACGTCACCGCTCGCGATAGTGTCCGGGGTATTAATCTCGGCATCGCACTTCACGCTGTAATCGTACAGGCCACGCTTGTTTTTCACGGGGCGCAGAATACGATCAACAATGTCGTAAAGTTGTTGCCACAGGATTTCGTCGTTCGGCTCATAAACGCCGATCAGTGCGGATTCCTTGGCAGTGCGCTCCACTCGGTTGATCAGGCGTCGCACCGGAACATCTTGCAACGCAGACTTTGCAGACTGCAAAGTAGAAGCGCCCCAAACGCAATAACCGTAACCAGAAACTTTGTGAATAAAGTTGCATTGGTTTTGGTCGAGCATATTGCGCTCGCCTTGGTCGTACTTATAACGCGTGCCCTCGATTTCATCGATAACACCACGCTGCACACCGGCAGGCGCAAACCACTCATCTGCCATGGCGTCACTTTGTGCGTAAACAGCTGCCACGGCGCCGGAGCACGGAACGTAAATCTTCTGACCCTCGTCCGTAACTTCGAGAATATCAGGCCCGTAAAGAGTGCCGAACGATGTGTTGGCATTCAGCAGGTTGCGGCGATATTCCACAAACTTCGCTGCGGTCTGATACTCCACAGGAACGTCAAGGATCGGGATGCAGTCGCGACGGTCTTCGCACAGTTGGATCATACGCTGTTGGACAGAAATATCCGTGTAACCAGCGTTGATCAAAATGCGAATATCGTACTCATCGGGGTCGTCGAAAATATCCCAGCCGTTCAGGATATCGTAAGTTTCAACCTCACGCCCGTTGTCACCGAAAAGTAGATCGCCAGAAACCACAGCGTTAATGGTCCGGGTGGCACCCTTGGAACTAATCCAAAGCGGATGCTGTTCGTTCACACGAACGCGAACGCGAGATTCCGCCACTTCGAGTTGGTATGCAATATTGATTTGCTTACCGTTTTCGTTCTTGTCGCGCAGAGTTCCGCGATAGGTTTCTACAGGTACACTGTAGCTGCCCTCATAAACCTCAAGGATAAACTTTTCGTTATCCATGTCGTTTACGTCGGGGTACAGCACCACACGAACATCATTGTTCCAAGTGCCGGGGTCTGCGGCGTAAATGAACATGATTTCATCGGGGTGCGAATTGTGCTCGGTTTCAGGCTCAAGATAGCCGCGCGTGGCTTTCTTGAAAGTGGCATACCCGTCTACAGTGCGGATAGAACCGGAACCATAATTGGCTTCCGTATCGACGCGCAGAAACCACAGTTTGCTCGACTTTTTCAGGAAACGTTCGGCACAAAAGTGCGCGAAAGTAAAGCTAGCATCGCGGCGTCCGAATTTACGACGAAATTCAGTTACGCTCGTTACCGGCACAGGAACACCAACCTTGCCGCGTTTCGAAGGTGCAACGATTGCACCAATACTCGGGTACGTGATAGTAGGGCTAAAAGAATTGTCTTCCTCGCCCCCATACACACCCGCAGCGGTTTGATCACCGTTGTAGAGTGGCATTATTCTCTCCTTTCTCCCGGAATTGGGATTACTTATAAATTACCGCTAAGACTTCAGAATGTTGCATCGTACAACATTATCAGCACGCATCGTAATTGTCCCTGCAAACGACCCATTCAAAAAGAACTGACCATTTACCTTCATACGTACAGGCGCCGATACACCGCTGTCTGGCGTGCCTTCCGGTACACTTTCGACAATCTTCGGAAGGACAGTTACGTTTTTAACCGTGCCGATAAAATCAAAACTCACCACAGAGCCCGGCAATGTTACATTGGCGTCCACCTTCAGCTTGCCTTTGTAGGTTTTGGAACCTACGAAAGTCGGAGTGCATGCGACGATGTGCCGGCGAGTCGGATTGTACGAAGTTACTTCGATCTCAATCACGGTGGCCTGTGAGAAAGTTTCGAAACTGACTTCAATTTCCTGCCCAAATTCTACAGTCGCCGGAAGGAACACCTCTGCAATAGAGTCATCGGTTGCAACGCGAACGAAGTCAACCTTCACGTTAATATTCCCATCAGCATCTGCGGCATCGTAATTGATGGAAATAACGTCGTTGTCCGTCGCACTCAAAGCCAGCGGTCCGTCTTCGTATGTGAGCTGCACAGGGTTAAACTGATTGATTGGCTGTGTGACCGACTTTCCTGTGCGCTCGTTCGTCAACGTTACAAGCCCGCCGACGTGGTTTATTGCGTTGAAATTCACTACGCCACCGAACGGAACAAGCGGGGCAAATTCCAGACGGGTTTCCTTGCTGCTCTGCTCTGCAATAACAGCACAGAAAACAACGTTATTAGATAAACCGTCAGAGCTGTAAGGCTCTTCGTAAGTGATTTCAATGCGATCATTGCCGATGACGTGCATCGTGTTGTCAAAGTCTGCGCCGGATTCTTCGGCGTAGCGTGTAACCATATAGCCACGATACTGCCCGCGCCCAACGCTAGCGAGCGTAACCCTTTCGGTCTCACCGGTTCGCAAGTTTAGGGCTGTTACAGAAATGAGTTTTGCGTGCATATCCTCATCATTAACATGAATGTAGAGGAACTGGCCCGGCTCGCAAACGTCGGTGCTGATAGAAGCGTCTTGGAACTTGGCTTCCGTACGAATTTCAGGTTCCGGGATTTCACCGAATTCAAGAAATTCCAATTCGATCTCTTCGGGGCAGTTGATCGACAGCAAATGATGTACGTCTTTCAGAACGTACGGTTTATCCGGGCCAATCGTCACGTCATGCTGAGCTGCCGTAGCTTCACCTGTTCGCGCTGAAACGGTCTGGCGTCCCGCACTAACACGGCGCACGCTATCTACGATGAAATGGCTGATCTGCGTGACAATGGTTTTGTTAGTTTGTTTGTACTTGTCTTTGCTGCGCGTTGTGAACATTTAGTCGTCTCCGTCATCATCAGCAACGTCACCTTCGGGGCCGACCGCAAAATCAAACTGAACCTTACCGAAGTTGTTGATCTTAGCGGTTTCCCGGACCACACCCGTGTAGGATTCGACGGTCAAATTTAAAACGATATCGTAACCGCTCGGATCGACTTCGTTTTCTCTATCGGCACGGGGGAACTGAATATCACCCTCGGACGTAACACGTACTTTCCAGTAAAGAGTGTCACTACCGGTTCGAATTTTGAAGTTTAAAGCTTCAGAGGCAAGCAGAGTCATTGACCGCAGGATGAAATTTGCGGATGTTCTAAAGTTATCCCCTACGTAGTGAAGTTCCATCCCAAACTTAATAGGGAAAAAGTAATACTTATCGACAGTAGAATTCGTACCGTTGATGTTGTAGGCAAGGCCGTGTCGACGAATCGTCTTCGGGTTTTGCGCGTCTTCCTTGAGACCTATGTTGTTGAAGGTCAGATAACAAAACGGGTACGCCGCAGTGTCGAACTTGTTACGCAGGGCCAGCTTAACGTCGTTATCCGTGACGATTGGTAATTCCGCAACGCCGAAAAACCGCTTCAATCCAGCACGAACGCCGGCCAGTGTCGCTAGAAAGGGTTCGCTACGGTCGTAAGTGGTTCCAATAAAATCGGACTTCACTAGAGGGTTTTGCATGATTTTCCTCGTGGAAAAACAAAAAAGGCCGTTTGCTTTTACACAGACGGCCTTTTCATTACAGCTGGATGCGTATGCGGCCCGGCTTTACTTGCGAACTCGCCACGGCAACTAATTCGTTGTCGTCAAGATCATCGTAAACATCCGCAGCAACGGCTTCGATGTGCGGGTCGAGAATAATCTCGTCACCTTCGGTAAGGTAAGTGCGTTGCTGAGAAACAGCACTCGCAACAGCAACAACTTTCGCAAACGCTACTTGGTCGTTGCCGTGAAGCGACGGCGCAATGGTGTTTTCCGACGCAGGCACGCCCACGTGAGAATTAAGGCCCGGAGTAGAAATCGGGTGCTTATCCGTAACGTACGAATTAAACCCGTCAATTCCCATTCCGTCACAGCCTACGCTGGCAACTTCGCCGGAGCTACGTTGCGGCAGCATACCGTAAACGCAATCTTCAAAGTCTTGGCACTTTCGCGCACTGCGCAAAATTTCAAGCGCGAGTTCATCGCGATTTTCCTTAATTGCAAGTGCAGCGCATGCCAGCAAAGTTTTTACGTCCATAACAACTCCTAGTTTTCCGAACGGTAACAGGGGCGCTCCTATTACCGTTGTTTTTCGGAGTTATTAGGCGAGACGCACGCCCTTGGCGACCGAACGGCTGTTGGCCAGAACGAACGAGAAAGGTTCGCTCAGCAGCCAACCCTTGCTGGTGCTGCCTTCGTGGTTGGCGTTAGTCGGCTCGGAACGGATACCGCCACGGGTCGAGTAAGCAGCATGGTTTTGCGGATCGGCAACCACGTAAATTTCGCCCGGATTCAGAACCTTCTGGTTCGGCTGACGGAAAGCATCAGTCAGCAGAGTCATACCGACCAGAGTACCGAGTTGGCCATTCAGGGCCAGATCGTACTTAGTGATCGGATCGAGGAAGGTTGCAAAATCGTTGGAACCGATAATGTCGGCCCAATAATCGTTGGAAATCAGGCAAGTGGTAGCCGGCAGGTTCCAGCCAGCAACAGCTTGACGCAGACGGCCGAGGTTTTTGGTGGTCAGTTCGCCGGCGATATATTCCAGCTTGTTGGTAACACCAACAGTCATATCGGCGGACTTTTTCCACAGGCGGTCTTCAGCAACCATGATTGCATTCAGGCCGTCGTTGTAAGCGTGTTCCAGCAGGTCGCCGTTGACTTGTTCCAGATCGAGAGTCGAAACGCGCACGTTGGCGATAATTTCGAATTCTTCCGGGTGGAAAACGCGCTGGCGAATTTGCTGATAACCGACACCGGTAGCGCTGGTGGCAATTACGGCCATGGCGTCGTGAGACGGCATCGGAACGCGTTGCACTTCACCTTGACGCAGAGTGTTACCAACAGCGATCTTACGCAGGAAACCATCACGGTCGGCCTGATCGTAAATTTGCTGGGCAATGTTTGCACCCAGCGCAGTCCACTTGGACGGGTCTTGCAGGGCTTCGGCCAGCAGTTCACGACGGTCAGAAGCAGTGGCAACCATCTTTTGCGGCTGTTGCACGACTTGGCCGGAAGCAACGGCGGTCATCAGGTTTGCAATCTGTCTTACCAGATCGTTTTTGTCGTAGGCGTTGAATTCGCCAGTAGCGGACGACAGGGCCAGTTCGCGGCTTTTGCCGAAACGCAGGTCTTCGAGCGGTGCGCCATTGCTCAGCATCATACGGGCGCCCTTGACTTGATTGTGCATTGTTTAATCTCCAAATCTTTCAGAAAGCGACGTGCGCTTTAAACTAACACGCCGCTATTTTCGTGTGGGTTGTTAGGCGTTGTTGATCTTGATCGGCAGGGCGCCGTAAGCACCGGAGTCAGCCATCGGAACGCCGGTAACAATGATGTTCTTCAGCAGCGGACCAGTGCCGCCAACAGTCAGACGACCATCAACGCCGAGGTTCGGGTGAATAACGTTAGACCAATCAACAGAGGCGTCGTAATAAGTGGTAGCCAGTTCACCACGAATTACACAACCGATAATTTCTTGCACGCTGGACGGCAGGCCACCAATCGGAGTATCACCGATAATGGTACGTGCTTCGCTCAGGGTGGGTTCGTAAATGGCCTGTACGTAAACTTCCGCACCTTGGTCGCCCGGAACAGCAGGCAGTTCGCCAGCGGCCGGAGTGCCGGTGAAGAAGAACAGCTTGCTGCCAACGAGTTGAACTTCGCCATTTGCTTCAGGAACGTCGGCGACGACAGTAGCAGCTTCACCGTTCAGGCGAACCAAAATTTGACCGGCAACCGGGATGCGACCGAGGTCAATAACACCGGATTGCGGAACAGTGCGATCCGCAATAACCAGCGGCAGGAATTGCGGCGGTGCGTTGCGAGTCATGGAGAAGCCGGCGAAAACTTCGTCAGCGGCACCGGTAGACGGGCGGACGTAAGCAACACCATTAATCTTCTTGTAAACCAGAGCAACACCTTCCTCTTGGATGATGACGCCCGGTTCTACTTGGCGGTGATCGGTTTCAAACAGACGAGTGAACTTATGCGAAAGCATTGTGTATTTCTCCTTAGCGGCGCTGGCCGAAAGTCAGCGATTGCAGGCGGGACATGAAATCGCCGCCACTTTGATTATTGGACGCGGTTGCGACGGTTTTCTGCGAAGGCTGCTCGTCAATTTTTGCCGGGCGGCCCACAACAACAGCGGAAGCGGTTGCAACGTGAGAAGTTTGCGTAATCGCTTGCGCCAGCTGGTTTTGGACTTCAAGTTCATAACCAGTAATGTCAGTTGCTTTTGCAATCAGCATCTTGTTGTAAGCGTCGCCATGTTCGGCGAAAGCATTTGCAACGATTTGCTCTGCGCCACGCAGACCGACAGCTTCCAGAGAGGAAGCCAGAGCGGCAATAATCGGGTTTTGCAGCGCGGGGAAGAAACCACGATTAATGCCCTGTGCAGCAGAAGCCAGAGCGGCTTCGTAGCGGCTACTGAGTTCGTTAGTGTCGCGCTCGGCTTCTTCACGAATTTCAGAAGCTTTCGCTTCGACTGCGCTCTGAATTTCAGCTTGCACATAATCAGCAACCTGCACGGTGGGCTTGATTTCCTCAAAACCCATCTCTTCCAGAGCAGTAGCAACGCCGTGTTCGGAGGCCAGTGCTTTGAAAGCGCGTGCGAAAGTGCTATCGCTGAAAATGTCTTTCTTTTTGGTAGAGGACGCGGTTGCCTTAGCAAACGGCAGACCGTCATAGAAAGCCAGCCAAGTTTGATCGCCCTTGATGCTACCGGCGAAGGCAAGTTCTACGTTTTCAGGGGACATTTTGTCACCGGCGATGGCGACAAAAGAAGCAGCCACAGAAACCATTTTCTTTTCCTTGCGGAAAACACCACCGCGCTTGTTTTCGACGCCGCTAGACGCAAGGCTCAGCGACAGTTCGTCGTCTTCATCTTCGTCGTCTTCATCAGACTCTTCGTCGGAATCATCTTCCTCGGATTCATCTTCGTCATCGTCTTCGAAATCTTCATCTTCATCGTCTTCGTCGGACTCGTCGTCATCGGAAGCAGCGGCAAAGTTGGAAGGTTCGATCAGGCCCATGGAAGTTTCCGGGCAGAACAGCGGAGAGTCGTCGCTGCAAAGAACGTGCATTACGTCACCCGCTTCAGACGCGGTAGTAAAGTAATGTGCGTCAACGGTGCCGCCGTCTTGGGCGGAAGCCAGAGCAGTTACAGCCTGCGACTCGTAGTCTTCTTCAGATTGCGCAGCAGCAACACCACGATAAACGTCGTATTGCAGAGGCTTGTTGGAAACAACCATTACGCCGTCGCATTCAGTGGCGAACGTCTTGACGCTGCCATTCAGAATGCCACGATAAGCGTCGGTCACGCCTTCCTGAGAAGAGGCGAATGCGAGGATTACCTCTTGTTTTTTGGTCTTCAAGTCAGTGTCTTCCAATTGTTGTAGATCGGAAGCGCATGCGGGGCATTTTGCCAACATTTGCTCATCATCGACCAGCAAATGCGAGCCGCAGCCCGAAGAACAAATCGCATAAAACACGTCAGCTTCGTCGCCGGGTTTGGCAGAAGCAACAGCAGTATGCTTGAATTCCTCGGGCGCAGTTACCATTTCTTCGCCGTCTACAGGATTCATCAGTTGCTGACCTTCCACTTGAGCAGTGGAAACAACAAACGAACCATCTTGACTTCGAAGAGCGTAACCTTCACCGGAAGCAACAGCGCGGTAACGCTCTTGGGCTTCTTCCAGAGAATTAGCGGCAACGACAATCCCACGGTAGCGCGAGTTTCGTTTCATAGAAAGCTCCATTTATAGCTGGGGACATTGCCCCACAACTAAAAATTACCCAAAAGCAAAAATCAACGCAGCTTCATAGCCAACGACCGAATCTTTCGAACAATCGATTGGTCACTATGATGGGCGGTTTCGCCTTTGTAATACAGGGTTTCGTTATTAACTCTCGAAAACCCGTTATATTGCCAGTAATCGTATTTGTCCTCTGTGCTGAATTCGATTTCAGCAACACCTGCGTGAGAACTCAACGTCACCTTAATAGCGTGTTTGTCTTTAGCTCCAGTTTCTTCCTGAACAACCGCCGCCTTGACGAAGCCTTTAGCAATCAAATCAATTGCGTTGATGTGATGGCTAATATGCTTAACATCCGTATTAATAGGTTGTCGTGATTCAGGTAAAGGAGCGCCGGCCAATGCAATGTTTACCTTCATTGATTATCCCCCGTGCTACGTATAAATTGAACAAAAGCAAAAAAAAAGGCTCAGCATCCGGTTAAGGAAACTGAGCCCAAAGTCACCAAACAATACCAACACCAAACACTAGGAGTTAGGTGCCTGCCTAGGGGCAAAAATGAACAAAACCCCAACACCTAACACTTTTAAATTAGCGTCGCTTTCCTTTGGGTAAGGTTCTCTCCCGTTCCATACGCCCAAGCCAATTCTTAACGGAAACGTGCATTTTCTCCATATAATCAAACGGGTATTTGTGTGCCATATAGTTTTGCACGTTTGTTTGGTTTGCAAGCAGGGATTTAACCTTCGACTTCGGTAGATCGACCGCTGGGTAATCGTACCCGACCAAGCGAACACCGTCATGCTTATCTCGGGACGACTTATCTCCGATCTTTTGATTTGCGTTTTTGTTTGCCTTCGGTTTCAGGCGTAGTTTTATCTTTGCCATGTAAACCTCTAAGGTGCTCTGTTAGTAAGGCTTATCGTAGGCTGTGTGACCATTTCAGCCCCATCAACCTTTGCCTTACCTTTCTTTTTCTTTTTAAATACGCCCCCGACTACAAGGCGCTTTCCGGGTTTCGCTTTATCGAAGCTTATGTAAGGCAAAGCGTCCCATCTTTCCGGGCTAGTTGCCCTGCTCAGACTTATCTGGACCTTCATAGGTTGTACACCATTGTCGTAAATGCGTTTGATTTTATCTCCAACGTCTCGCAGTTGTTGTAGGTAAGTATCGTAATCGGCTGCGCTAGAAACAAGAGCGGAACGAAGACTGGCATGGCGATCTACATACGGGACAACATCTTGATGCGGAGCGTATTTGGCAACAAATTCATCATACGTAGCAGTGCAGGCTTCCACCAGACGCTTGAGAAGCTCACGATCAAGTTCAAACTCGGCAACTAGCGGACGTAGCTTTTCGTAAAGATGTGTAGCTTGGTGCCATAATTCAGCCTTCTCTTTAGTGGTTTTTGGTTTATCCTGTTCAAGGCGCTTTAGACTCTTAGTCATGGTGGCAAGGAAGCGTTTCAGCTGTGACGCAGAGGTCAAATTCGATATGGCTTCCAGCAACATTACGGCCGTTGCGACTGATTTCTTTTGTTTTACGAAATCGATAACTTCATCAAAATTGGATAAAGTCCCGCTGACGGTCATCCAACGCTGTACGCTTTCTATGGGAACGTACTGTAACAACTGCGGATCGAGGGACAGGTCAGCCTTCTTCTGCCCGGCACCTTGGAGCAAAGTAGGGTAGCTTAAACTACTAAGTTTAAAGTCCAGCCTGCCTTCACCGATAATCGTGTCTAAGTCTACCTTCTTAAACTTGAATCTTTCCGAAAAATCGCCCTCGCCGTAAGCTTTACTGACAAGGTTAAAGGTCTGTGCCGCACCCTCAAAAATGCCCGACAGCTCGATAGGTTCGCCTTTATACGAAAGCAGAGCGTTGACCACGGAATCGTAACCAGACAAATCTAGCGTTTCGGGTACATTGGGATGCTCAAGCGCTGCACGTAAATCAAAACGCAACGCCAGCTTAAAATCCACGCCCAAAAGAAGGGTAGGGTCTTCTTCGACTTCACGCAAACAGTCTCCCTTAACGTCGCGTGTTAGGTCTTCATCTTCAGTGATAATGTGCTCTACCGTTCTAATAAAGAAGGGACGGACGGCTTCTTTGTCCTCCCTATATACGCGACAAAGTGCACGAAAAGCGCGGCGCGTCAGGAATGGCCGCATGTTTATACCAACAGCATGGATAGAACTGGCCGGTTCTTGAAGGACGAGGCAGGCTGCGCCTTTGTTAACGGTAGGCGCTACGTTTCCGTAAAGGAACACGTAGTCTTTATTTTTAGGGAACTCGCTAACGATTCGCAGTGTTTTGTGCAGCCCGTGCATATACGCGAAGTTACCCCACAAAGCAGACCAGCGCAATGCTGACGCCATGGTATGCAGGACTGAACAAAGTGCCGGATATTCTCGGAATAGTTCTTTGTCATAAGTGAACATGGAGCCTGCTATAATTGCGGAAAAGCTGTGGCGCTTTTCTAGCCTAGAAACTCCCCGCCCGGTGTTAATGAACTTCTCTAGACGGCTGAACAGAATACGTTGGCCGAGTTCGCTAGAGTAGGACGCTTGTAGAAATGAGGCTAGATTGCTGGAGACTTCGGCCCGCTCCAGCATATCCGTTGCTTCCTTTTCCCCGTCTTTAAGCAATCCAGCAGCTCTAAATAGCTGTATAGCAATCGGGTGAGCATGCCCTTCAGGCGTAACCTCGTGGAATACTTGCATCAACTTTGGGGCAGCTCTAACTACGAGTTTCTCAAGCGCTTCGCGGGATTCGTCATCAATGAATTTCGTGCATTCGTACAATTCGTACAAAGCTTGAGTGTAGTTTCCGCTCTGTATGCAGTCCCGAACCCGGTTAACTATAGGGTTGGCAGAGTGTACTTCATCGACAGGCTTATCAGCGCTTTCAATCTCATCAGCTCTCGAATAAGAGCCGCCTAGGCCGTCATTATAAACGCCGGGCGCCAGCTGAAAATCAGTGCCCTTAACGTGAGCGTTAAACTTGCGCAAAAACGAAGCGACTGTTACACGAAATCCGTGAACGGGGTTTCCATAGACGTTTGATTCCATGCGATACAGAACGTTAGAACGATCTTCATCCGAAATGAAAGGTTTCAACAGAACGCGGCACAGCGGATGCTCGATATTATCGTCAGTTTCGCGGATCGCGTAAGCAACCAGCGTACCGTAAGCAACGTCGCTCAATAAGGCGTGACTGCCAGAGCCGCCTGTGGTGCCGGCATACTTATCAGCCAGCCTCATGCAGCTTTGTTGGTCCCAATCCCTACCAGTGGACATTCCGATAATATCGTACGGGTGGCAGGAAATAACAATCCTGACGTTACCGGCGTTGCTATTCTGAAGCTGAGGGTCGTTATCGAATGCCATCTTCGCATGCACGTCATCAGCAATTATTTTACCGATGTTGTACACGTTCTTCTGTTCTTTGTCAGAAACTTTCACACATTTCTTAGCGCGGTAATCGGTTACGACAAATCCCTTTTCGTGCAGAGCGTGCTCGACGGCAGGAGGAACCGTAAAGCGTTTTGAGCTGTTGTTAACATCTAAGTAAAGGCGGTAGCCGAGCTTGCCTTTACCTTTCGGCATAAAACTCTGTAGGCGTTTTACAATGGGCGAATTTCTGTCCCAATTTTTCCTATAGCGCAGTGCCGTACGCAGTCCGACGGCTGACAAAGACAGGTACATGCTTATCTCCGATTCAGCAGTTTGGTTAAACGTTCATCCGGCTGCTTAGCGTTCAATTCCGTCAACATTTTGAAAAGCTGCGGGCGGCGTCCGAACCACGATACGCCAAGATCGTAGTTCTGACTATGGTGGAAATGCGCCCAGCGTATTACGGCTTTGTTGATATCATCTACATTCATGTCGAGTAAAACACGAATAGTTTTGTCGCTCAGGCTATGCCCGGATTGAGCCACGTCTTCAGGGGAAACGCGGGCGTAATCTGGAGCAAGTTCCAGCAGCGTAGCGGAAGGCGAAACGTGAGAAGCTACGAATTTACGCACAGTGTTCTGCCAGTTCAAGGTTTCCATCAAGTCCAACAGTTCGGAATCTAAACGGAACGGCCCCGTCCTTTTGGCAAACTCGCGCACGTTCTTTATGTCAACGTTCGACGAAATGTCTTCGTTTTTCAGCGAAGCTATCAAGTTGCAAATAAAGCCAACCCAACGTTTTATCAGTTGTGCTCCTTCATATTTACTGTCTTGAAGTTCACGAGTCCACTTAAACGTACCGCGCACGAATCGCAATACAACCATGTGCAGGTCCATGCGCTGCGCGACAGTCAGTTTTTCAATGTTCGCTATCCAACGAGAATCGTATTCGCCAGCACCATTCAGGATGAATTCGACGCTCACTGGAGCATCACTACCTAAATAGTCGTATGCCATGGCTGCTGCGTCTTTAAGAATCCGGCTTTTTGTCAAAAGCATTTTGGCACGGCGTGACGCACCGACCAACCAAGGGACAACTTCGTCCGAGTAAAAGTCGCCATACGCGTCAACGTATTCATCGTAGGCTTTTGCAACCTGACTGACAGGCAGTACAGTTGTAGCACCGGCCAAAACATCGAACAAAGAGTAGCCATCCACTGCGGATTCGATCAACAGCGGCAACCAGCGTTTGTCGTCGCGCAGCCAAGTGCGTACGCCGCCAGTTTTGTGCAGGTAATATTTGATGAATTGCTTCTTTTCGCTATCCGAGAGGGAATCGAATCGCGCCACCATTAGAACACGAGATTCATCGCCGCCATCCATGTGCACTTCGTCGGACAATTTGTACATGCCAGACGCAGCCTGCTTGTTAACGCGTTTTAGCCACTGATCGACTGTGCGCTGGAAACCGGGAATTGGCTGGCCGTATACGTTCGGGTCTGCCTTGAAATAAACGTGTTTGTCATCACCTTCTTTTTTGAAGGGTTTGATGAGAAGGCGTGCGTGTGGTTTGTTGATGTTGGTATCGCTAGGACTGATCACGTAGGCAACAAGCGTGCCTTCAGCTACAGTACCGGCCATATATTCAGAGCGCATTCCGGCATCATTTTTGTTATCCGGTGTTGCTAACCGTAAACAAGATGTAAAATCCCAGCGGCGCCCTGTACTCATACCGACAACATCATAAGGGTGGGCACTAATTACGACCGTATATTCGCCCTTGTGTGCGCTGCGCTGCGGATCGTGGGAGAATAGTTTAAGCGCGTTTTCGTCTTTCAACAATTTGCCGATGCGAATCTGGCGCTTTCTGTCTTTCGTTACAGCGATACCGTTGACGTAGTTTTCGATTTCATACCCGGCGGACTTTACAGCAGAGCTGACCTCAGCTGGAATGACAATGCGATCATTCTTGTTACGCTTAATGGGCAGATATAGTCTGTACCCACGGCTTCCCTTCGGGAGAAATTTGCGGATTACCTGCACGCCCACGCCCTTTTTATCCCAGTCTTTTACGAACGGGCGGGCCACGCTCAGGGGTACGGCAGCTAGCGCGATATTTACTTTCATGTAGGAAGTTCCTAGTTACGTGCCTGCTTTCACAAGCACGTAATACCATCAGGTTTAAGGGGCTGGCTTTTCTTCATAGATGATTTTATCAAGCGTACGTTTGAACATACGCATTGTGCGATTAACATCATCCATCACACCATGAGCCAAGTCGCATGCTTCCGAAACCAGAATGTCAAACAAATTGAGATTATTCTCGATTTCTTCGCGAGGGTAGCCACTAAAGAACTCTGCCCACGCGTCGGCAAACTCGGCATCGTCTCTTTTTGCCCTAGGAAAAGTGAAAACGAAATCTTCAATTCTCTTTGCGTACTCGGGGAGAAAATCAAGGATGTGTTGAGCCTCTTCAGGTGTGCGATCACGAAGCCATGCAAATTCTCCACCCGCGTTAGTATAGTCAAGGTGTGGTACACCGTACGAGTTAAGAACAGCATCGAAATCGGAAGCCGCATTTAACATATAACGCAGAGAATTCAGCAGGGATCGCAAAGGCAAACCCCGTTCAAATATATCCAGATACGATGCGCCTAGATCGTTGCCAATGAAAATGTAGGCGGGCACGGACGAAGCTGAACTGACAGTCAACAACTGAGGGTGGCGTTTCAGGTCAATGTACAAGCCTCGCGGGATGCCTACCTTAGCCATAACGTCAACGATCTTTTCGTTAAACTCGCCAATAGGCGGCGGGTTTTGATTGGTTACGTGGAGACACGTATAAAGAGTATCGAAAATTCGCTTTTGATGCTCGTTACGTGGCTTCACATTTGGATGCAGGTTTGCGGTCTGGCCGTATTGCGAGCGTATGTCGGTAAAAATGCGTACCAGTTCCTCTTCGGATTCCGCATCGTATGCTTCGTACCACACATAGGGAAACAAGTCAGAGTTACCAGCGACGTTGCGGTTCCACACGTTGACAACGCCCAAATTGTGGCCGTGTTCTTTAAGATGCGCGAAAAGCTCGCGCAGATTCTCTACGTGAAGCTGGTATGTATTTTCGATAAACTGACTGATCTTGCGAGAGAGTGCAGTTTGAATCGCCTTGTTATTGATCTTGTAAAGACGCTTGCGGCTACGGCGATTCAACATGGCACGAACACTAACATCAAATGTCATTCCCTCTAGGACAGCATAAGCGCGCTCAAAGTCGCCAGCTTCAGCACAACGTAATGCGTAACAAAGGCCGATAAATTCCGAGCCTTTATCTCTGTTGATGGATTGGTGTTCGTTAAATGCTTCAAATTCTGCTTCGGTCAACTCAGTTGAAACCGCCGGGAAGCTAGCCAATACGGCTTCGGCTCTGTTCAGGTGTGCAGAGGCCCCGAACATCGCAGATTCACGAAGCAATTCCGCACACAGGTAGACAAATTTATGCAGCTCTGGATCGCGGATAACAACGTCGCGCGGAACGTCGCGAGTTCCTGTAACGCAGCTGTAAGCAACATCCATATATGCGTTTTTGCCTATGCTGTGGCTGAGAACTTGCTTCACTTCATCGCGTGCTGCTTTTGGGGACAGCTGCCCGTACCGAAACAAGCGCGTTCGCACATTATAGTCGTCGGCGAAGATAATCTTGTCCATTCCTGCATAAATGGCATCGGCTTCTGCGTTAACAATCTTTTTGAAAGCCTTGTTAGCCATCATCGATAAGAAACCATCTATGACGGCAGCGTTAGTGTCCATTATGTAGGCCACGTAAGACTCGATAGTATCGCGGTGCGCTCTGGCAAAAATATCGGCCGCCTGCTTGGCGTAACGTACAGGCACGCTTGCTTTATCGATCATATACGCAACCATAGCTACAGGCATGTGCGGACCGCTATCGTTCGCACGGCTGTGTCGAATAGCGTATTCAGCATACGAAGGTAAGAGACGCGGGTTTTCCCTAAGAATGTTTTGAGCATCATTGGCTCTCCAATCAATAGAGCCTTGAGAATCTGAACGATGCAGGTCTGTACCGCCCACGCCATCATTGTAGAGATTCGGATTTAGCTTGTAGATGCCTTCTGGAATACCTGCGTTTAGTTTACGCAGAAACTTGTTGATAGCTTCGGCCATTCCGGGGACAGGGTTGCCGTAAATGCGAGTCTCTCGTCTGTATTTAATGGCATCGCCACCATCTTGCAGGAAAGGCTTCAGCAGGCAGCGCCCGAGAGGATTTTTAATATCCATGTCATCGGAGCGTACCGCGTACGCAACCAACGTACCTTCGGCAACGTCACGCTCAAGAAAGTGGGTGTTTATACCCTCTATGTGATTATCGCGAAAATCCTTCAGACGCATGCAACTCGTATCATCCCAATCCCGCCCGGTAGACATTCCGATGATATCGTACGGGTGGCAGGAAACCACCAAAGTAAATTCGGAGGTTTTCGAGTTTTGCAGTTGCGGGTCGTTGTCGAAGGCAGCTTTCGCAACAGGATCGTGAGCGATAACTTTGCCGATATTGAATTCGTTTTTCTGATCTTTGTCCTTGATCTTTACGCACTTCTTAGCGCGATAATCAGTGATCTTGAAGCCGGCTTTACGCACGGCCTGCCGAACAGAGACGGGAGGCACAACGTGCGGTGTAGTGTCGCTGCCGATTGGGATATACAAGCGATACCCGGCAGAGCTGCGAGGCATGAATTTACGCAGCAGCTGAACGGTGGGTCCGTTCTTGTTCCAATTCCTGCGATATTTCAAGGCCGACCGGAGAGATACAGCAGCGAGCGCTACATTGATTTTCATTTCTATTCCTTACCGTCCGTTTTGCGGATGATTTCGCGAACCTTAAATGCCAATTCTTCGACATTCAGAGAATGCTTGCGCATGTAGTCTTGAATGCGCGCGGCCATCTGTTTTTCTTTTCCACGGGCGTGGCTGGCGTTATGTAGCAATGAAGACATTTGGTGTTTCATGTCAGTCGCGTACATTTTGTAGCCGAAACTGTTGCGAACGTAGTCGTACTCTTCGCGGATCGGAGCCTTACCTGAATACAGAGTATCGACAATAAACTTGGCGTCGGAATACTTCCCGCGCAAGTGCATGCGTCCCCGGAAACTCTGGCTGCTTAACTCGTCTTCGGTCAGCTTACGGGTCAACACGCTAACCGGCTTCCCGCCGTAATTCAAGGACGACAAAGGCATGGCTTTGCGCGAATCGAGCATGCGGTATGCTTTGGTGTCCGCGTAAAGATGGACTTTAATACGCAACTTAACCAACTTGATGATTAAAGCGCGCATGCGGCGACCATCACGTTCTCCGTCAAAATGGGAAACGTCGATATGGACAGCACGTATCATCTTTAAAACGTTTTTCACCGAAGGCTTCTTGTAATAGTATCGGTCTTCCTGCTCGTTGTGCTTGTGGATAGCGTCCGCGCCCCAGTAATTCACGGCCTCTCGCGGCATAATAGCGTGTAGTTTTGAAGCATCAAATTCGATGACTGCGTTATAGTGAGCGTGAGGTTGGAATTTGCCACGGCGCACGCTAAGGAAATAATCGTGCTTTGAAAATGGCTGCTCCGCTTCTTTGCCAGCCACCTGAGACAATACCAGAGAATTACTCTCGACGATTCCGAACAGGCCGGCTAAGCTAGTGCCGTGGAAGGCTTTGGCGTTGGAAGCTAGGGCAAACAGTTTAGAAATAGCATCGCACTTCACGGAAGACGCAACGGCCAGTTTCCGATTACGTTCAATCTCGGCGCTGAGTTCTTCGGCGTCGGTAATAAACGTAGAATCCACGTCCTTCACAGTTATAGCATCGTAGAAGTATGGTGCTGAATCAGCTTCCATTACTTCCATTGCCAGATCGTAAGTCACTTTGGATTGCGTAAAACGAACACCGGTAACACGCGCACGGTGTCCATAATTGATCAGATCGGACACATGCTTGAGGTAAACGTGGTTCGGATGGAAGTAAACAATGGAACCGATTGCGAAGCGCCCTTCGGCAGGAGCCTCTAGAGAAACAGGGTAAAGCATGCTGGAAACTCCACGAAATGGAAAAGGTGCGTGAAATTAATCGACGCACCGCCTTGTGTTTAAATTACCGGATTATTTCCACTTGGCACTGAGAAATTCAGATAACTGTTCGACGCTCATGCGATTCTTGCGCAGATACAAGTTGATCTTGTTGGCGTACTTCGCGGCCAATTCAGTTTTCGCGCTATTGATCATATTACGTAGCGTTGTAGCAGAAACTCCGTAGCGCAGGTGATCAACCATTTCTCTGCGGGCGGCCTTCTGTTTGGACGATTTTGCCCCTTCCAGCAGGGTGGCATAAACAGATGGCCTGCCGTTTTCGATAACAGGATGCTTTTTAAAATCCGTACGAATAGCCTTCCACAACGCCTCCAAGGCATAGGCCGGGGATTCGTAACCCGGAAGAGCCGATCCGAGTTTCCGAGTCTCCTTTGAAAGCTGTAACGGAATAGCTTTGCGTTTATCGAGAGTGACCATCACACGGGGATTCTCGTACTGAAAACACGGAATACCGTTACGTTTGCAAACCGCAACAATGTCCAAAGTATTGTAACCAGACCAATTATCGCTCCCTGCGAAGTGCACCTCTTTCAGATAGCGCAAAAGAGGAATAAGGGGCTTGTTGGCGAATAGCCGATCCTCAGCCTCATCGTCGGTGTTATAAGAACTGTCATGCCAGTAGTCAATAGACTCGATTTTGTAATTATGCCCGAGCTTGGAGCCGTCGAGTACAAACACGACTTTGTTGCCGTGTGTATTGTTACGGATATAATCGCTGAGTTTTGTTCGAGCAAGACTCAGGAAGAATGCACCTGCTCCAAGGCTAGCTTCGAATTTACTGGCTTCCATGGGGGCCAAGCGTAGACGATCCCGCTGTAGTGCCGTCACTGCGTGTTTCATGTCGATCAAGTGATACAAGATCGGTGTAGCCGCCAGAGCGATATTTACTTTCATGTGTCAGCCTTTTTCTTACGGCGCTGCGTGGACAGGCGCCGATTGATAGATTTACGTGAATCCGCAAATGACGCCTCGACTTCTTTCAGTCGACTCTTCAAAGCGTCATACTCGTCGTCCCTGAATGTGGAACCGCTAGCAAATTTAGCAACAAATTCCTGCCGGCTCTTACCGACAAGGGCGGCCACTTTGCCAAGTGTCTCTTCGTAAAGGCGCAGATTATAAGACATATCCTTTATGTAAGTCACATAGTCTTCATCGTGCTCGTTTTCTTCTGATTCTTTTCGCCACTCCTTCAGTCCGAGGGGCTTCTCGGCGCGGAAAGAGCACTCATCTAGAATGTCCTCCAGAACGTCGGCGGCAGCGCTCGCGTAATAAGTGGTAAGATGTTCCAGCACGGCATCGATTTGAGTGCCAGTTAACGTGGCTTGATCGAAAGTTTTGGTCTCTATAATATCGCCGACAAGCCCGAGTTTGGTAACATCGACGGGCTTCGTCATACCTTCTGGAATCTTACGGAACTCCAGCATAAAGTGACGCATGTTGTAGAAATGCTGTGCAATAAAGTCACGCACATCTGGAAGGTCGAAATTGAAGTGTTCAACAATCTGCTTCTCATTCCCGTAGCATTTTGCCAACAAATACGCGTATTGCACAACGTAGGTTGATGCGCGCGTAACCGGTGTTAGCTTCTCCCCTCTGTAGTTGAAGATGGCGCTGGCCGTACGAAAACCGTTAGTCGTGTTGGTGGTTGCTTCGCTAACCATAAGAACAGGGAGCGAAAAATTAGCAAGGCGCGTTATCGAACCCGGCGATACAAGATCAGCCCACCTATGTTGGTTTTCTATAGCCCACTTAGCAAGCGCATCCCTAACATAGCGATCCATGTGAAAGGCCGCTGTATACGATAGCAGGCGGTACATCAGACTGTACATTGTAACGTCGTAAAACTCCGTTGCGGCAGGACTTTCTACCCTTTCAAGTGCTTTCAGGATTCGTCGCGTTGCAACAACATTAACGTCGGATGGGTCTAATGATCCGGGAAGTTCAATTCGGGCGGCGGGGTTGTCCATAATGTAGAGCAAAAATGCCACGCCTTTTCCGTACGTTTGCGTCAGCACGTGTACAATCAGTGCGGTATCATCACACTTGGGCTGGTCTACGGCCTCAAGTATAGCGTAGATTGATTTCTGATATTTCTGCGCGCTCAGCAATACTTCATACCGCAGGGCGCTGCAAATGCTGTGCAGAACGGAACCCAACAAAGGAAACTCTAGCAACTCTTCCTTTGTGGGTGCTCTGTATACACCTTTTAAAAATCTATTAAGACGGACAACTGTTTTGAAAGGCAAGTCCTCGCTAGGGCTGGCTGCAATTTCACGCTCCACAGTTTCGAGTAGGAACTTGTACCCTTCCGGGTCTCTATTTACGAAATAGACTGCCTCAACATCCCCTATGAAAATGCTAGCTTCCTTCAGAGGTATGGTGTCACCGTAGTGTTCTTTCAGTGCTTGCATGTCCAGTTGATATTTATCTTCTACAAGTCCTTGCAGAAAAGGAGGGATAGCCGTGACCATACTATTCTGCAATGCACGCGCGGCTGCTGCATTGTTTTGGAAGAATTCAATTACTTTCGGCTGGAGCGTGTCAGGTAGGTTATCGCGTTGTTCGATAATTGCGCTGACGAGTTTTCTTACGCGATCAGGTTCGTCATGGTTTACATACTTCTCCAGAGTGCCTTCAGGATCGTCGGCGAATTCCTCTCCTACAGGAACCAAGTCGCCCACGCCTGAATAGTGTACTTCTGTCCCGACCCCATCATCGTACAAACCTTCAGCCAGCCTATAGGCGCCACCTTTAGCTTTAGCGTTAAGTTCGCGCAAAAACTTACTCAGGACCATCCCGAAGCCGGGGACATTATTCCCGTAAATGGAGGTCTCCCGGCGGAAAAGAATGTCGCCGTTTTCCCCATGGAACGGTTTAAGCAAGCATCGACACAAAGGGCTCTGCACGTTAGAGTCGGTTTCACGTACAGCGTAAGCAACCATAGTGCCGGCGCTAACATCGCGACTGACGTGGGCAGCGTTGCTTCCGCGATCCCCTTTGTTGGAAATAGCATCATCAAGGCGCATGCAGCTCTGACGGTCCCAGTCTCGCCCCGTAGACATTCCAATAATGTCGTAAGGGTGGCAAGAAATAACGACGTTGATCTTGCTGTCTTTGCTGTTTTGCAACTGAGGGTCGTTGTCGAAGGCCGCTTTTGCGATTGGGTTTTTCGCAACAACCTTGCCGATGTTGAATTCGTTTTTCTGCTCCTTATCAGAAGCTTTCACGCATTTCTTGGCGAGATAGTCTGTAATAACGAAGCCTTGCTTACGCAGCTCTGCGCTTACCGCCGGTGGGACTGAGAAGTGCTTACGCGCAGCAGTTTCGATTGGAATATAAAGCCGGTATCCGGGTTTACTGCCGTTCCCTTTAGGCATAAAGCTTTGGAGCATTTTAACGGACGGGTTATTTCGATCCCAGCTCTTCCGGTATTTAAGTGCAGTACGCAGCCCGACGGCTGCGATGGCTTTAATTCTCACGTGATGCTCCTTGTTGTGTGCTATACACGTAAATTAACTGGAACGGAAAACAAAAAACCCCTACTAACCGTTAGGTGTTCGGGGTTCGTTATCAATCTGTAATTGATGCGGTGCGTGGCTTGAATGTGCCTTTGTTGCCAACAGCACTCTTTATTTGAGTGGGCGAAAACACGACGTAATTACGAGAGCCGCCACGCCCCACTATAACCCCGTCGTAGCCTGTCGCACTCTTGAACACATTCGCGAAACTGTACTGCTTCGGTGTGCCTGAGTACAAATCGTTGAAAATACCGAAACTTGCGTCGATAAGACTAACACCGACATAAAGGTCTATATACTCGGCGACCGAGCGCTCATATCCCTGATATTCAGTATCGAAATTGTCTTTTATCCAAGTGCGTAGGGCTTTTTGCCCAACTGCATGAACTAGCTTGCTGACTTGGCTGCGTGTCGCATCTGGTTGTTTTTCGTAGTAAATAGGCTTCTGAATCTTCAGATAAACAGGAACGGTATTGCCGCCGTGTCCAGCAGCATAATGGTGCGCCCAATCCGTGTTGTCAGTGAAGTAAAAGCCGACGCCGTTTTCGTCGTTACCGTGGCCCAAATGCTTCGTATCAAATGCACTGAAGATGGCCGTGGTCCCGTGGAATACACGCAGCGGTTTGCCTTCTTTGTCGACAACTTTCGATTTGCCGAACCATTTCTTGAAGGCTTCCGTTTGCTGCTGTGCATGCGTAGCCAGCGCGATGTTTACTTTCATACTTATGCCACCAGCTCGCCGTCAAGAACGTTGTTTAGAATTTGCGCTACGCGCTCATCCGTACGTCTATCTCGATCTTTATCAAGGCCATTAAACTTTGCGTAGAGGCGCACGGCACCGTACATGGTTAGACGCTTCCATTTCGGCACGCCTAGAACTGCCATAGCTTCAAGGAAGATTTGGTCCGCCTGTTTACGCGTTACGTAGTAAATACCCCCTTCAAGGTTTTCGTAATCCAACCCGAGGGCAACGGCGTGCCTAATAAGAGCATCCTGTGAAATCCACAGATTCTGATGCGTGCACAGAAAATCGTGAACCACAGCAGCCTTACCGTACTTACCGATGGGCGGAAGCAGGCTCCACAGGAAGCGTGGAATAGACGCAAAATCAGTGACATAACCGACAGGCACTTCGACCACGATACCACTATCCAAGTCGCGTACGCTATAGTAAAACAGCTCACGCAGCTTAAAGTCGCGGCCGCTTTTAAGAACTTCGACAACAAGCGGTTTCGTAAAACTGCTCATGCTTGGACCTCTTATTAATCGTGAGTGTAGAGGCGCAGATACGAAGTCTGACCACGCAACGCACGTTCAAAGGCGTCCAGCATTTCAATGCGTGCCGCCGTTTTGGCGTAGGTAACTGCAACTTGCGGGTGGCTCTTGTTGGGTTCGAGCTTTTTCAGCAGGTCATTTTGATGGGCAAGAGATTCCTTGACCATCTGGTAGGTTTTCTTTGCGTTATCTGCCGTCACTTTTGGTGCAGAAGCTGCTAGAGAAATTGTGGTCTTCATAGAACCCTCTGATTTTTTAGAATGCGTCAAAAGCAGCTCGGTAAGCTCACCTTGCTTCTTATGACGAAGCCACTCAAAGGTGAACTGCTCGGCCAGCCAGTCATTCAAATCCTTGGTTGCGTATTCGCTTGGATTACCTAGCTTCGCGCGCAGCTCATGCAGTCTCTGCATGTATACCAAGTATTCATTTTTGCCCAAGCTATCTAATATGGAAAAGTGGATAGCGTGTGCATACTCATGAATGACTAAGGCATCGAATGCTTCATATACTCCGCGTGCAACCCCAGTCCCTTGCTCGTTGATACGGCTGCTTTCCAGCTGGGCACGTTCAAGAGTGCCGCCCGTCAATGCTGTACTAATCCGTATTTTCCAATTGTCCTTATCGAAGTCCGTCTCTAATCCGGGAATATACGCAACGCCTCGGAAGACTGAGGCTGTCAAAGGGAAGGCATCATTCAGCCCTTTGATAAGTTTCTGAACGTGTGCCCCGACTTCTGGAGAAACTTCGTTCGTAGCCCGCATGCGTACGCTCATCAGCATTTGTTCTTACCTTTAAACCAGTTGTTGTAAACGCCCAATCCCCATGCGTACGTGTAGAAGGCGCACAGGATAAAGATGCCCCACTGCTCAGCAACGTACGCTGAGTAAAACCAGAACGGTTGGCCGACTAGACCGAAAATACATGCGTATTTCTTCAGCTTTTCATTCGACTGCTGCGTCAAAATGATCGCAGATACGCCGAATACGGCGATAAACAATTGCGTTAACATTCCCATCTCTTTAATTCCTTCTAATGATTACGCGAAAGTCGCGGTTGCGAGGGGCATCTCCCCACAGGTCGGTTGAAAATTCAATGTGTTTTCCGTCGCGCATGTCGTAAGCGTAAATGCTATGCCCCTCGGCACAGGCTTTTTCAATAAGCCTGTGCCAAAAGCGTTCGCCGTCTATGTACTGCTCATCTGAGGTTGCGACTGCACCAAAGGTTTCAACTAAATACATGTAATATGCTGCGACAAAGCCTTTCGGCAGTATGCCGTTGCGCCGCCTGTATATTGCGTCTACAACCCTAACCGGTGCCGAGTCAATACGCGCAACATTCACAACAGATACAAACTCAACCACACCCATGTCGAGTATGGCTGTTACGGTCTGTCCGTGCGGAGTTGTCCAGCGCCACGCCGTATGACCTAGAATAGTAACTTCGCGTGCGCGACCCGACGCAATAACTTTCCGCATCAAGTGAGGGTTCGCAACTATATTGTCTATCTCGCTACCTTTCACACGCATAGGTCCGGCCAAGGCCACAGGAACCGCGCACATATCAGCAAATGCCTCAAGAGTCACGCGCACCTTACGTTACTCCTTATCCTTGGTCGCGAGGTCAATAGCACGCTGAATTTTGCTGTTCGGTCGCGTATTGGTTTTCTCGTAGACAGGCGCAAACACCGACGGGTCGATGTAGTTCGCAATGGCCGTAGTAGCAGTTACGGTTTCTCCGCTCATGTGGCCAAGCTCTTTACCGATTTTCAGACAGCGTTGTTCGATCCACTTGTTCACGTCAGCGTCTTTTGCATTTTTTCCGAACGGCGGATTAGCCAGCAGCTTGAGTGCCATTGCAGTACCGCGCAGCTTACGAAACATGTGAATGGTGAAACCTTCGGGGAAGCCAAGCGAACGCAGATACTCGTTAACGTGACTGTTGCTTAGCACTTTTCCTCTGAAAGTAAACACGTGCTCAACCGGGCGCTTGTCTTCAGCGAAGTCCAGAATGGCCTCTCCGAGTAGTTGCGTCCGCAGTTCAGGTCCGAACTTGATGACGTGCTTTTGTGCGCCCCCTTTCTTGCCAACGTATTTGAAAATAACACGTTGTTCGTTCAGGTTCAGATGCTTGCGCAACAGCGTGCTAATGCCGTACGTGGTTTCACCGTTGGTCTTGCCGCGCGTGGAGCCTATTCGAGCAGCCGTCTGGTAGACAATCTCACATACGCAGGCGGCAGTGCCACGAAGAGTGCCGCGACCACGCTTCAGATCGGCAACCCATTTTTCAACGTAGGTTTCCAAGTCAGGGAGCATGCTTTGAACAATGCTGAATTTCTCAACCCGACCACCCGTGCGGAAATCAACCGTGGTAACGGTTGTAAAATTCTGTGCGAAAGGTGCTTTGTACTGACACACGTAGCCGTTATCGGTTTCCGGGTCGTACTTAGGATTCATACGGCCCTCACCGACAGGCTTCGACATAAGCTGCCGGCCGGCAACCGTGTAATAATTGCCCTTGTCGTCAATGCGGCCGACAAACCACGCTGGCATGTCGTGCTGTACGGAACCCATTTTCGCACGTACTTCGGAAACATCCATGTGGGGCTGGCCACTACTACGCACAATGTTTGCGATGACTTTATCGTAAATAGCTTTACGCTCGCGGCGCATGTCCAAATAGGCTTGATGTTGCGGAAGGTTACTGCCGATTTTCTTGGCCTCTTCTCGCCATTTTTGCAGCACTTCTTCCGGCATCACTACGCCTTGCACTTTGCCATATTGCAGAACGTGCTGCTGAAGACGTTCGTACAAACTACGTTGATGCGTGTCAACAACGTGATCGTCATCGTGAAGAAACATTTTGCTAATATGACTGTCGCGCAACATGCTTGCGTTGGCCATAATTCGCTTGGCTGCCGACTCCGAACCGTTGTAGGCGAGCCGCAAATCGTTCATCATCGAAAGCTGCTGCTTGGTAATGCCAAGGTCGCGCTCGATATTCTTTTTCTTCTCTTTGAAGTTGTCAAAAAGGGCTTTCACGTAGGTGCTGTGTGGCAGCTCGCTCACGTCTTGCCCCGAAAGCAGCAGATCGAGGGGCTTTTTAGACACACGCACCATCTTGAATTGCTCGAAGAAGGGTTGCGCTTCAACGGCCCACTTCTTCGCTTTGTTTAGGAAGTTCGGGCCGTAGTTGAAGTCGGCGGCCCGGTATAACGCAACAAGCAGGCGCAGTACAGAATCCACCGAATCTTTGTTCGCAGATAGGGACACGATCATTTAATTCGCTCCAAAATCTCATCGAGGATTTGCAGTGTGATTGCTTCCTGCGATTGGGTTGCATCGACAACAATAGCTTTCGGGTTATCATCGACGAAGGTTTGGAATTTCGCTGCCACGTTCTCAAAATATTCGCGGTCGCGGCTTTCAATATTGTCTAAAACACCCCGGTGCACCATGCGACGTGCGGCAATTTCCGGGTCGATTTTAAGGTAAACCAGCAGATCAGGCTTGGCCAAGTGTAGCCTGCAAACGTTGTGAATATCTTGGGTTTCTTCGCAGATTATGGACTGGTAGGCGAGAGACGCGTGGTAGTAACGATCACTCAAAACGACAGCTTCTCGCTCAAGGGCAGGCGTAATGACGAATTGCGTATGGTTGACACGAGCCGCGTAGAAAAGCAGCGCTTCAGAAATCGGAGTTAGCGGGTCTTCTGGCTGGTTCCCTGAATTCCGATGTAACAGAATTTCACGAATACGCTCAGCTGTTGGAGTACCGCCCGGCTCACGAGTAACCAGAATTTCACGGTGTTCTAGCAGGGCGTTTAGTTTTTCAGCTACATTACGCAGTGCCGTAGTTTTACCAGACCCATCAATGCCGCAAAACTCTACGAAGAACCCAGCCATTATTCCTCCAAGTAAACCCGCTTAACTCGCTTTACGGTACGGCGGCTTTCACCGCCACGCCACGCCATTTTGATCAGCAGCTTCAACCGCCTTTCTTCATCCACCTCACGTACTTTACACTTTAATGCACATGTGATTTTCCCGGAAGGTGCTAGCGTTAGAATGCCGACACCTTCACTTTTCAACTCTTCCTTAATGGACGGGAAAACTCTGCTTTCCATGACGCTCTGTGGAAAGCAGAAATACATGCGGTGCACGTAAGGTAGGTAATTGCGCCATTTCTTATCGGAGCGATAATCAGCTAGACAGCTTTTAACTTCAACTCCAACCAGATTGGTTCGGAAATCCATACAAAGCATGTCGAGGCGGCGCTTTCCCCAACGCTCGATGCCGAACTCGTGATGGACGGCAAAGAGCTTTTTGACGAAGTAATACGTTAGCGCTTCTCGCAGTTTTTCAGTCACAGTAGACCGGTTCACACGGTAACTCTCAGATAACGCAGGTACGGCCCCATTTTCCGCTTGGAATCGTATTCAGTTAGTACGGCTTTCACGGCGGTTTCGTAAGCAGAATGGGAATAGCGGCCATCGTACATTTTATACAAATAGTCGCAAGCCTTCAGGGCATCATCCATATCGATGGCATCCCGCGTAACCTGTCCGATCAGACGGCGCAGGCGCTCTTCAAATTCCTTGAAAACAGAACGTGCGGGCGCTTTCTTCCAAGCAGCCAAGAGAATACGATTGTTAGTCGTAATGTTGCGCATATCAACGGCAAACAGATCAAACGGTTTGTTGTACGCGTCGCGCCGATCCTTGTACTCCGGGATTTTTACACCCGTCGCAGGCGGCAGGTAAACACTTTCAATAACGTCGCCAGTGAGGCTACCGTTAACGCTGACAATCGCCGGCTTTCGCACGGGCACAGTATCTGCGGTATCGCTCATTTTGTTCAGCTTGATTCCCTGCATGTCATTGGTTTTCACCAACGCTACACTGATATGGTACTGCGGGAAATCATCGGCAAGTTTGTCACAAGCCTTATTGAATAGCTCGGAGGAAATAACACCCCTCGGCTTAAACCAGCCGACCATGTGCGAGGCGCCGTGTGTGCGGACGTTTGCAGTGTTACCGACGTATCCGACAATTGCGTAGAAGGTGCCTGTAGTTTTCTGTTTGTAATGGTCGTCATGCACGACGGTAGTCAGGTTATAGCCCTGCTTGTTGATCCTGTTCATTTCCGAAAGGAAACGCGGACCGTGCGAAGCGTGAATGTCAAAATGCCCATCCTCGTCGCCCGCCATAACTTTTTCATAACCAAGCGCGTAGTTGCGTAGGTGAATCATTTCGTGGATAAGAGCATCGGTGAAGAATTTCCGATCCACCATAACGGCTTCGTTGATCCGCATGGTGTAGACGTACTTGCCTCGCACCATCCTCGCCTCAGCCAAACCATAAGTGTTGGCTTTGTTCGTCTTCACGTACTTAACAACAGGGCACTTGTTCTTGAAAAGCAGCTTGTTGTAATAGTCGTAAAGCTTCGATACGTTTTCGAACTTGGGTTCGAACATCAAGTAGGGCGGATTGTCAGGATCGACCTCAACGTCAAGGATTTCCTCACTGTCAGCGAGAAGCGCTTTGGCCTCTTTCTTAGTGAGTGTAAATTTCAAGGTCGGTTCTGATTCATGGTAGACGAAGTATTTATCGCCAACCAAGTGCGCGACGTATTCGTCACCCATGACAAATACAAGATAAAAATCATCGTGAGCTTCATCAAACTGAAGTTGTTTCTCGCCCACGTAGCGAAAAGTTGCCATTTAATCTCTCCAGATATAGCTTATCGAGATTGCATTCTGCACTTGGGCATCAAGCTCGCACGTGCTGTCTATGTATGACGGCAAACCAGCCGCCAAAGGATCGGTGATATACAAACAGTAAGAAGGGGCGAACAAAAGAGGCTCATTAACGCTGCGTACTTTTACGTAGTCAACAACAGAAGGCAGTAAGAATGAATCAGCATCCCGCCACTCGTGATCGTGACACAGCAACATAAATTGCGGCATCGGCTCGCCGTTGCGCTCGCGCATTTTATGCAGCATAACATCCTGATTTATAAGGATGCGTAGCTGGGCCAGTGCACTCAACTCCGCACTTTCCCGGACGGGGCGTAGGAGAACGCCAGTCGGATGAAAAGTTTCTCCGTAGCTAGGCGCGACTTTGAATTCTGTACTTCTGTTATACCTGTGTGGCTCTGTACCCTCTAACTCACCCAGCTGATTTATCTTGAACATTCTCTTGCTCCAGTTTACTTAGTCGGGCACTAAGCTGTGCAATCGTTTCAGCTAGCTGCTGGTTAGAGGCTTGCAGTGCTTTGATTTCCTGTCGGGCCGTTTTGATTTTGGCTGCTAGACCTTTGGTCTTTCCGCACAAATCTTTCACGTTTTCAATAAGTAGGCCAACCAAGCTGCCGTAAAACACGGCCAACTTACCATCGCTGGATTTGGTCACAGCTTCAGGGATTGCTGCTTGCACTTCCTGAGCTTTTAAACCAACATAACGGCGGCCGCTCGTGTCGATGTTCTTCGTGAAAGTCCAGCCATTGATCTTGTTTGTAATAGCTAGGCTATTGCGGATGCGTTTGAAACCGGCCTTCAGCGTAACGTCAGACGATAGAGCTGTTTCAAGTTTCGCAACTATCTGACCGCGACGCACGTCAAATTCGAGGGTATTTTCTACGCCGTTGTTAAAGATCAAACATCCTGTAGCCGCTTCTTCTGGCGTCATTTCGCCTTCGAACTGGGCTTCGTCCGTCATGATGTAGCGCACGACGTTTTCGAAGCGTTCTAGTCTAGCGACACCAAAATCGACGCCTGCGCTAGAGCCGCCGCCACCCTCTTTCGTCCACCCTGTATTGCTGATGGGCTTGCCGACAGGCAACGTCCAATCTTCAAAACCGGAAGCGCTGATAACTCGGACGACCATTCCGGTACGGCGGGCCTGCAATGGAATAGCGTTGCGCTCTTCGATACTTGTTACGATTCGGAAACCGCCCCGCAAATCAGTATCTTCGAGTAGGTAGTAGTCCCCTGTACGCTTTAGGCGTTGCCCCAAATCGTATGCCATTTTCAATCACCTACAAAAATAACAGTGAGCCTGCCGGAGCGTGGCTCACTGAAATGAATAGTCAGGGTTTCATTCGTTTCGCGAATTTCACCCGGAATTATGACGTAGCCGTCAGTGCCGACAACAGTCACCGTGAAGTGGGCGGACTTCTTTTCGACTATAAGAATGTCCTTCTGCGTAAACGTGGCGCTGTACGCTTTAATGCGACCGTCAAGCTCTTCTAGACGAACTGCATGCTTCGGCTCGGAAGGCGCATTTTCAATCGTAGCGCCTTTTCCTGTGATAACAGGTTGGAAGAGTTTCATGGACATAGAAAAACCTGTCAGGTCAAGTACGTAGAAGGATGCTCGCTAAGGTAGCGTCCCGGTTTGTGTACCTGCTTTTGGGGCAGCGGGGTCACATTAGGTTTGATGTGCTGAATACCGCGCGCATCACCACGTTTAAGCCCGACAAAGCTTTGTGCAGAAATAAAAGAACGTACGTAGTAAGGGCTAGCCATTTACAGGCACCTCCGCACTTTCCTGTTCTTCGGACCAAGCATTGATAGCCGCAACTACGTCGGTCGGCTGTGGGACAACGTAAGAAGACACTTCGAAGAAATCAGATTCGCCAACAAGTACAGGAATACCGACAGCGCCCGTAAACACGAAAACTGACTGACCTACAAATAAAGCGTCAGTCAGTTCATCTGTAACTACAGGGACAAGCTCGCCAGCGCGGCGGTAAAGGCGCACCTTGTAGTATTTAACTGGTGTTTTTACGGTACGTGCATCCTCGCTTTGGCCGTTGAACCAGCTTACAAGGGGAGGCAGCGTGTGTGAAGAAAGATTTTCTACTGTAATCATGGGCTCACCACATTAATGCTTTCGGCACTAACAAAAGAACCTACAAATTCAGGCTTCACAATCCAAGACGTGTTGGCGATAGAGCCGTTCAACATGTATTCTGTAGAATTCTCTTGGACCAAAACGCGCATGCCTTGCTTACGCGCTTGCAAGGGTATGGAGTTGCGTTCAGCAACGGTAGCAACGATGCGAAAACCGCCACGCAAGTCAGTATCCTGCAAAAGATACGGGGCGCCGGCGTTGACTATCGATTGGGCTAAATTGATCGCCATAAAGACCTCAGTTCAAATCGGTTCGCATTGACTTGACAGTGTGCGTACCAGTGATTTTCTCATCACGGTTGCGCCCGACTTTAAGTGTATCATTGCCTTTAATCTCTACGGTACGGTTGCCGTCGATCTTAACGGTTTGATCACCCTTGATATGCAGGAACTGACTGCCTTTGGAGCCTTTACCTTTGAACGGCACATTTCCAGCAGAGGATGCTTTTAGCTTATCCACTTGTAGCTTGGATGCGTTCTTGAAATACGCAGGGATATCGCCTTTTGATCCACTGACCATCATGGTATGGTTGCCGATAACAGTCTGTGTGCAATCACCAATAACGCATAGGTGCATGTCGCCCGGATTCACCAGCAAGCACTCGTTTTCGATAGTGTCGACGACGATGGAGAAGCCGTTAGAGAAGCGCAGGATTTTCCGATCAGGATAATTCTTTTCGGATTCTGGCAGGACAGTTTGCTCATCGGTCGGATGAGGCACCAGCATAGGTTTGTGAGGATCACCCGAGGGGAATTTCAACCCAACCTTGGCCCCTTTTTCAGGGATATTTACGATGCCGCTGCGATTATCTCCAGCCGCCGTGTAATTCTGGTCGGTCGGAATAGCCCACGGTAAATGTTCGTCTTTGATGCCATCTTGAATGCCTTCAATTCTGGCACGTACGCGTCGAAGCTTCCGAGGGTCGTTGTTATCAACGACGACAGCAGAATAAGTAACGCGTGGGTCCAAGCCTTGCCGCTTGAATGTCTTCAGCGGATTTAAAGGTGAGCCTGCCATCGTATCCTCACGGAGCTACGTTTTCGACTGCGCACCAAATCATGCGAGCTTTAGTCAGCGCATGAAGGTGGAGCATATTGAAGTAGTAAATATCTGCTGTACCGGGGGCGCTTGGTTCGTGGTTACGGTACGTCAAAGCGGAGACTTCAGCTGAAACAAATTCAACATAGCGGCTACGTTGCTCGTGATTCAATGCCTGCTCGCAAGCATAAATAACATCCAGTGAAAGCTCGTTTCTGTGGATGCCACACACCTGCGCCAAATAAGCCAAGCGTTGATCGTTATCCATGTGAAACCAGTGCATTTAAAGCCTCCGGGTAATAAAAAACCGCGCAAAGGGGTTAACCAAAGCGCGGTTTGAAGGGAGCGAAATTCGCAATTGTTTAGTATTCGCGCTTTTATGGCCTGCTGTTTCATCGTGACGATTACAGCATGCTCACAAGGAAGTACGATTATTGAGTGCTTTTGCGTCGTTCGTCCTTGTTTATAAATTAGCGATATGGTGTTACGGTGCGGCGAGTAAGGTGAGTATCGCCACGCTCAGTTCTCTCCCGTAACATTCGAACAATCTTTCTGTTGGCGCGTTCGTTTGCCAACTTTTGATTGTGCAAATACTTCGGTTTTCCGTCGTGCGTAACACCACCTACTTCAGACAGCTCTCCAAACTCACGGCTCGCCAAACCAACCATCCTGCCAGAACCGTGAGCAAGAACGTCAGATGAAGTTGAATGTAGATTTTCCGCGTAATGCTGTACCGCAAGCTCCCGCGATTCCTGCTCGAAGGCGCGTCGCTTGGATGAAGCAAAACCGCCGGCACTGCCACCACCGGAATCATCGATACCGTATTTCTTTTTAACCTCTGCCAAATCCTTTTGGTACTTTGCCATACGCTCCATCAGGTGCAAATCACTTTCCTGATCTGCAAGCAAGCGGTCAAGGTTAAAGCCACCTGCGGCCGCCATAGCACGAATCGGAACTGGAACACCTTTTTCCGTGAGCGCTTGCAGCATATCCATATACTGCTGATCGCCTTCAGGCTTCAGGGTTTTTTCCCAGTGCACGGAAGGAATAAGCAAGCGCGTACCGTCCTGCAAACGGCTCATCGTGCCGAGAGGGTCCAAGTTTTCCAACTGGTTGCCTTTGATAACAAGCTTGCCGCGATTATTCAAACAATAGCCCTTCAGGGCGCTAATCATCGGGAAAATCTTGTTGTAAAGGGTTTTCCGCGTTAGGAAATCACGCTGCGCTCGAATGGAATCGATGAAGAACGAAGTCGACGTATCACCGTTGCTATACGAAGCGTCTCCCGAAAGCATGGCGTCGGAAATACCAAGTGCCTTCATTTTGTAACTATCAATCGACTCTTTCGAATCGAATACAGTCCACCCGCCAGTGGGATCGCGAATTTCTTCGGTGCTGATACCGGAGCGAGTAGCAACAATAGAACCAATCGGGTCTGCGTCGGCGTTCTGGAAAAGGTCGCTGATAGTTTGCATATCAGCCATCGTCGGTTCCCATTCACCGCCGCCATCCAGCGTAATATGCAGAATACCCTTCTGACGGCGCGCCGAATTAACCAGCGTACCACGGAAAAGGTTTTTCTCCATCAAATACCACGGCAGAATGCGACGGTAATACGATACTGCGGTACTGGTAGAGCCTGCGCGGCGAGGAACGTAAACCGTAGACTTCGGGTCCAGCTCCAGAGCTTCGTTTGCGATCTGCTTTACAACTTCTTCGCCAAGGAATTCACGCAACTGTTTAACGCGCGGACTATCCGACGCGAATGTACTACGCAAATGCTCAGGCAGTGCAACGGTAATCAGAGGATCGACGCCGAAGAACGGTAGCTGATCGATCTTGGAGTTTTCAAACCCGTGCGGCATGATAGAAGCGAAAACTTCACGGCCGCCGTTATACAGAAGGCTGCCGATAAAACCACCCAACACGTCGTAGTCAACCAGAATATCCGGCATAAGCGTGCGGATATTCAGGCGCTCGATATTTTCTTGAAAATCGTCAGCAACCTTGGTATCCAGAATGCCGCCCAAGGTAAATTCAGAAAACATCAGGTTGGATTTGATATCGACAATCGAACCAGCGATGCTGTCGTTATAGTAGATATCTCGATACAGACGCATAACCAGTTTTTTCTGCTCAAGGTCTTCCGAGAAGACGATATCTTTGAGCAACGGGTCCACGTCGATTTCAATCGGCATTTGCGAAACGCTGGTATTACGAGAAGCGTTTGCCGTGGCTACGTACCTTCCGTCAGTGGCTCGGGTTCCTTCCAAGTCGCGGCTCTTCACGGAGCCTGCCAACGGACCTGTTTCAGGCTGGAAGTTTGACGTAACGTCTCTGAAAGAGTGTTTTCTCAGTCGCATACTTTCCCCACTTTCATGACATAAATAACGTCAAGGTTTGACTGTTTACGATCACTATGAAAAAGATCGTCAACCCGTGCGCTCCCTAACGGCGAAATTTCTGTAACTGTTTCGACAAGTGCAGCATTTTGGTTACGTTGCCCACTTTCTGTTCTACAGTCACACTCAAGCTTTGCTTTAAACACTACAAAATCTTTGTCGTGGCGAATACTTTCAACGAACTTCCGCCACATGGCTTGGCCTTCCAGAGAGAGCGCCACGTCAGTACGTAAGCAATCATATTGCTCTAGAAAGTATTCACGCATTACACCACGTGCCAGCCCGGCATAGTCAGCATGCTGCCTCACTTCACGCTGAACAACACGCATTCCGAAGTTCGGAGTTCTCACAGATACAAAATAGCAGCTGTAAATGAATTCTTTCAGGTCATTTCGCAACAGAAGCAACTGGTCAAAGGTAGGCGTCGCTTCGAAATCAACACATAGAAAAGCATCGTAACCTAGAAGCCTAAATTGCAATCCCGACTCGACCAAACGCGCATAGCGCGCTGCGTCAGAACATATAGGAGTTACTTCTGCTGGAAAAGACCACGGCATATCAAAACTCTTTTTTAGGCTTGTAAACCATCAGGATGGAGGACCACTCACGCCATGCAGCGATGCACTCTTCCAGCGATGCCGTCGGATCGGCCGCGTAATGGAAACCGCATGAGTAGAAAGCTTTCACAGATGCGATACTGGAACACTGCGCCCCAATATCTTCGCGGAATTTTTTCATGGCGGCACGGATAAGGCGCTTACCTTCCCCTTTACCACGCTTGTCTTCAGCGACGATAAACTCCGTAACGGAATGCGTCACCGGAGAATGCGGCGGGGAGATAGCCACGTTAATGTGTCCGGCATCGCTATACAGAGTAATGCCCCTGATCCCGTTACCAGAATCAAACTTAGCGTCTTGAATTACGTTACCCATGAATTTGCCACTCTTCTTTGATTCCACGAATGCGGTGCATAAAGAACGAACCACGCGACTCGGCTGCAACCATCGCATCGAATTCGCGCTTGGTCACGCCGCCGTAGGCCCACTTAGCTCCGTTGTGGAAAGTGATATAGAGAACCTTTTCCTTTTTGTCCCAATAAGCTTCGCGCAGATTGGAACTGTTCAGGTCGTCAATGTATACCGCGTTTTTCATATCGGTTCTGTGTGCACGTCGGTCGATGCCACCCATAGTACCGGCTTCAACGCGAATCTTTTTAACTACGCCCTTCCACCCCTTAGCCTGAATCATCAAACGGCTCATATCCACCTCATTCAAAGTGAATACGATTTCCGGGCTGGATTTATGGACAACTTTATATGCGTTTTTGTACTTGCGCACGCCGAACACGTTGCCCTTCACAACCTCAAGGATGAACTCCGGGTTGTGGCGATCCTTGTCGAAAACAAGATCAAGATTGTTTTCGGATTTGTACCAACGGTATTTGTCTAGAGTAACAGCCATGTGAAGTCCTCACATACTTTGATGTTCGCACCCCTTAGAAAGATGCACGCCGCAACTTACGCAAAACCGTGTCACTTCCCGCACCTCATAAACCAAGTATATATCAAGGGCAGCGCAGCTTTCATTGAATCGAAGTTTGCCGCCCGGATATTCCCGGTAGTCGTGCCCTTTGTCAAGAATCACGATATTGTAACCGTGGGCTAAAATGCGTGGCCGATCCTTGAGATTGGTCTTGCCCCGCACCCCTACGAATTTAATGGTCCTTCGGGGTTTTCCTGCCCAACCGTAATTAACAACATCGTAGTCAACCAACAAATGACCGATACCGGGAATGTCCATTATCTACTCCGACCCTTAGCAAGCATGCCAATTGGAACGCTACTGCCAGACCCACCGCCACCAGAACCTAACCTCCCCCCGCCGCCCGAATAAAGTTTCGAAACAGCAAGCGCAGCTGGTCTAGCAATTGTGGTATCTTCGTGTGCAGCAAGCAACATAGCTTGATACTCTTCGACTTGTAGGCCCCAAAGGCAAAGGCATACTGCCCGCCACAAGTCATCAGTGTACCCGTCTCCTTTATTCACAGTTTTTAGCGCGTCCTTGACTGTGAACATTTGCTTGTACAGGTGTGCAATAGGTTTGCCATCGTAAAAATCACGATAGTCAGAGTCTTTAGCCTCAAGCAACTCGGCCACGTTCATTTCAGAACGCGGTGTGACGATAACACCTTGCTCCATCCGCGTTTTAATGCCAACAAAATCAACGTATTTCAAGCTGTATTGTTTGGCAACGAACGAAAGCGTACCATCCGGCATTTCCTGAACATCCATATCCAGCGAGGCATCGTCAAGTAGCTTCAAGCTGTTCCACCGGTCAGCTAGCAAAACCTTGACGTTACGCGCCTTCAGGATGGGCAGAATTACTTCGGAATAAACGAGGCTGTGGTTAATGCGGTATCCGGGGCGAGGAATGACTTCAGCAGCGAAGTCTAGCTTTAAATTAAAGCCGTCCGTCGTCCCGCCCGCGATAGCAAACGAGTTATCAACTGCACCAGCGTCAATTGCCACTAGCGATGGTTTACCAGACTTCTTAACCTTTACGTCACCATACATGTAAGACTGCCCTTGAGTCTTACTGGTCTTGAAAACGGGTTCGATGTGTACCGGGTTCTTTTTCGTTCCTTCACAAGCCATGATTGCTTTGTGGCTTGTAAGGAATGGGTTAGAGACCATTGGTGGGTTTGCGCCGAAGTTTTTATCGGCAGATACAGGGTCTTTCCGGTACTGTTCGGTAATGAACTTGGAATTGCGCTTGAAGTTCGGGTTCACTTCCCATGTGGCGCGGGTTACGCCATACATGGAATTGGACTCACGCGCACGATCAAGCAAAACGTGGATCATGTCACTACGGGCAACCGGTGACGTTACGTTCATGAAATAAGCAGGATAAACGTCGTTGAAGCCGCGTTCCAACAACTGTTCTGCCGCAGTGCGAACCGTAGCAAGGCTGTTAGCAAGGGCGTCGTAAATTTCGTAGCCGTTAACCTTTACTTTCGCGCTATCTCGTTCGGCATCGAAATACGCGATTTCATCGATACTGTTTTTGGCGATCACTCCGTTCGCCGTAAACATTTCATCCTTAGCATCGACGGAGATATCGTAAACCCACTGGTCTTCGATTGGCGTTACACTGACCACTTCTACCCAAACAATGTTAGGGTCGAGACCAGTCCACACTTGCCGGCCGAACCCATCACGGACGTAAATCGATTTGTCCGTGTAAGGAACTTGAAACTCTCGGCCTGTAGTGTAGTAGTCGCGCTTTCCGATCAAGTGTGTGTAGCTTTTATGATCCTCGCGTTTTGTGAACCCATCGTAATCGTTTTCCAGAAAACGGTTGGTGCTGTCACGGCTCAGGATAACCTGATACTGTTTACTGGCCCCTTGTTGCGTGCTCTCGTAAATTCGCGAAAAATAGCCGCAGCGCGATAGCAGCATTTGATACTGCTTAGCCATTTCACGGCTGTTAGTGCTGTAGTAGAGCATTTGGCCGGGGCTGGTGAATCCACCGTCCGTGATATAGCACGCATTCAAGTACGCAACCACACAGCTACGTGGCGCTTCTAGAATAGACCATGGGATAGTTTTGTTATTTGCCTCCGAGCCTTTCGTCAATCCAAGGAAACGGAAAAATCCTTTTACTTCCTTCGTCCCCATGTTGACCCGGTAGTAAGAACACCCGTCATTGTTGGTATAGTTAGCCAGCGACAAATCAACGTTGAAGACGTGCGCCATATACTCAACAAAACGATCTGCCTTTTCTCGGCTGGTTGTACTGTACGTAAATTCATGATCGTTTTTATAGTTGCCGTCTGCGACCATGCAGCCAATAATATATGCCAGTTCTTCAGTCATATACAAAGGTGCATCAAAGGCGTATTTGCGGGTTGCTTGCAAACCCGTACCACGCACTAGGTCTAGACAACGATCCTGCGAAGCAACAACGGTAAAAATGTAAGGCTTGCGACAGCCTGTACTTTCTTTGGTTAGTGCACTTCCTGATGCAAGCGCGGCCATGACAGAGTTAATGCCGGCCAGCTTTGGAAGCTTACGTTTTTCTGCCGCCTCTAGCAGTTCCGCTTTTGTGAATTTCTTCAACTCACACATAAGCCTTACGTACTTGGAACTTGTGGAATCAGCGGGCTTGCCTGTGTCGTACTGCAATTCAAGTTCAGCAGGGAACTCTCCACCTAACGTAACACCAACAAAACGCCCTACTAGGTCGCGAGCCTTCACCCTAGTAGTTTTCAAGTTTTCCTTGATCGATAGAACTTTGTGATCGTCAGTTACGTCAAGCTCCATTCCGTTCTTGAGCTTAATGCGGACGACGTTAGTGGCCCACTTGGTTCGCTGCCAATTCGTAATCTTGCGCTTACTAGAACCTCGGATCGTTTGCATCCCAACCAAATCGGGATCGTCAATTCGAATCAATCCGTAGTTGGTAGAAACGAGAGTATTCGCCGCGTAGCACGCAAACACACGGGTGCGCCCTCTCATGACACGCTTATCCGGCCCCATTGGGTACGCGGCCAAAGATCGTACGCGATAATCCACGTAAGCATCTGAGAGTTTGAAAAGCTTTTCGCCGTAAACGTTTTCGTAGTGCTTCAGCATCGAATGATACTGGTTAAACCACGACGTTTGTGTGAGCGCCCCGTGAAAGGGAGTCCACAGCGTATCTTTCGCTTGGGTATAAGTAAGGGCCGCAAAAGTGCCTTGCAGCATTGTGGTACGCGAAAGCCCGTAGAATTGTGGCGGACGTTGCAGCTTCAGCAGCCGGTGCATGTAGTACGGCATCAGGTAGGTGCCAACTGTGTGCGATTTACCGCTGTTGTGATTCAAAAAGCCGTTAGCGATGAACGAATGCGTTTCCGGGACACGGAAGTCGAAGGTTTCATACATGCCCGCAGCTGTTACGGACTTCACTTTATCCGCAATTACACCGGTCGAAGGCCGCTGCCAATCGAAATTTTCCCATTCCTCTTCAGAGAAGCGAATCACGGGGCCGTCGATGCTATGAGGATACCCAGCATTCAGCAACATCGTACTAACGTCGCGAAGTGCTTGCGTGGCGGTGAAAGCGTGCACAGGGCCGCCGTGGAAGATACCGCGCAAAAACGCGTAAGTCGATTGTTCGTTCAAGACGCGGAATCGCGTGGGGACTTCACCTTCGTTGAAGGCGCGACCGCGCATGCGAGCATCGTCAAGCTTCATAGCACGGAAGCTGAAAATGCGCTGGCCGTAATGGATGTTAAGGTTGGTGCCATCTTGCATTTCACCGAGTTTTACGAAGCCGTGCTCCGTAAAGATCGGATGCTCTGGTGTACCGATAACACAAAAACCGCGCTCAGTTTGCAGCTTCAAAACTGCTTCTGGCGCGGCCCGGAAAATATGTGAGGTAAACTCCATTTCTTTGGAGTTGTGGATTTGCGTGTAGAACTCAGAGAATCCCAAAGGCGCAGTTGGCGGGCAAATCTCACCCATGCGCAGCAGGCCGTTGCTTGTGATAACCAAGGTCTCACCAACAACACACCGCTGTCCAGCGTTCACTGCCAGCTCGTTGATGAATCGCATTTTGCCATTTTTGATGGCTTTGCCGCGAGTCATCTTGCAGTTCGGGCAGACACCGTTCTCAAAGAATGCGACTTTACGCTCGGCTTTTGCGTAGGAGTCATCTACTTTGTGCTTGTCGAAAAGCCACTCCAAGTCACTGCACCGTGGGCAGTATTCGTTGAATGTGATAATGCCCCAAAGCAATTGCTCTAGGAACGGGCGCTCGTCACCGATGGTCCCATATTTGTCTTGTGTTACCCAGCTGTAGAAGTTCGGCGCCAGTGGAATATCACCGTCGTCAATCTTCATGTCCTTCGGTACTACGATCTTGCTATCCACCAGCTCACGAATTTGCCGGCAAATATCAATCTCGCTGTCTACGGACGCGGCAGCTACGATAGAAGAGGCTGCCGATTTCCCGATGTTCGCAATGTCATCGTGAGTGTTCTTAAATCCGGTCTCTTTCAAAGAGAGAAGGTAATCAAACGGAGACTGCCCTTCTGTTGGTTTTAGCAACTTCATTATTCATGAACCTCGATCTACGAATACCCATAGTCGTCGTCGGCGCTTCTTCCATGCCGGTTTCTTTTTTAACACGGGCGTGGAACAGGTTGGATGAAGCATCCATCATGCGGCGCGCCCGCTCACCGTTATCGTGAGTAGCCATAGCCTTGACGGTTTCATGGGCAAGCAAGTTCGTGACTTGCTTGAGATACTTTTCTTTGTATTGCGCGGGCATGTGCATCTTTTCAACAACATCGCACAGTTGTTGAAGTCGAGAGACGTGCGTAAATGCGCTATAGATGGCTTTGTCGGGTTCGATATCGACGTTAACCCCATCGCGCAGGGCGGCCTCTACGTAGGTTGATGCAGAATCCAGAGCGTGCAGAACGGAAGCCGCATTATACAGACTATCTTGAAATGATCCTTTATGTTCGGAACGGGCTTCGTTAAATAGGGCGAGTTCTGAATCTGGAACAATTACTTCGTTACGCGCCAGCGGAAGCTCGTGGTTGCCTGAGTAGTTAACACCTTCCAACTCAAAGCCTTGAGGCTCGTCGTCAGGCAATTCCATTTCGATGGTTTCACCGGACAAGTGCCAAATAGGCTCGGCAGGGTCGCCCAAATAAATGCCCGGATCGGGCGGGACGTAGCTGTGTTTGACGTAAACGTAAGTAGCGCCCGTAGGCGCTACTCCGTCAGTTCCAAAAACATCACCGGCAATACGTTCGATTTTCTCCCTAGCTGAGAGCTGGTGGCCCATCGTCAGTATCGTGAAGTTGTTTTGACTTCTTTTTCTTTCTTTTTGGCGTCTCGTCGCCTTTTTCTTCGTCGTCTTCATAGGCCAGCGTATTCTCCGATTCCCCGATGTTAGAGGCCGTCATAACATCATAACGTTCCTCCAGTTCGAAGGAATACAATTCCGCGTCACGGTCCTTGGCAACTACAACAGGCAGAATGCGCAGTTCACGCTGCTCAGGCTTGGTGTAGTTCCACTGCCACAAAACGTCGGCGTGTTCTTTCATACCGCGAGAATAACGCAGCTTATCGCTGTCATCATCCAACTGCGCAAGCAGAATGACAAGGGCGCCCGTTTCACGCGAATAGTTTTTCGCAACGCGGGCGGCATCCATCAGTGCCCTCCACTGATCCTTGCCCTCGTCGTCCAGCAGACCCACGTAGTCAACCACCAACACTTTGTATCCGAAGGGCTTCGCCATGCGGATGGTGCTATCCATCGTCATGTTAGCTTTCGGGCTGAACGTCGTGTAGTTAATGCCGTGCTTTTTGCCGTGTGCCCGGAACTCGTTGTATTTCTTTTTAATCAGCGCCTTGTCGGTGACTGTGAGCTTTGCTTGCGTGAACTTTTTCAGCGGAATCTTCGTCAAGTGCGAGAGAAGGCGCTGTGTTTCTTGCAAGTCTTGCATTTCCAGAGTCACACGGAATGTACTAAGGTTGTTTTCCATGTACATGTAGCGACAGATGTTCATGGCCAACGTCGATTTACCACCGGACGTTGTTGCCGCCAGAATCACCACGCCGCTTTCAGGGAAACCACCCGAGCGCTCGTCGTAGTCCCGGAACCCTGTTTTGATTCGCGGGATAACTTCGTTATTCAGAATCGAATCTACAACTGCCTCTGAAGTGTCGTTCGCACCGAAGTGCAGGAAAAACTCTTCCTCGCCGGATGTTGAATTGACGCGGGATAGCGCGCCGGACAGACTGGAAACCAAAGCCTCCATATCCACCGCTGATTCTTCCATCTTATCTAAGACGTTGGCAGCCGCAAAATACAGCAGGCGCAGCTTACGATAATGGCTAAGAGTTTCGAGGGTTTCACGCCAAGCCTTGCTGTTGCGACAGGGTTTTTCCCTTGTCGTTTTCAGCATTGCCCGCATGTCTTCGTCTAGGGTCGGGTCTTCTAGCAGACTTTTAAAGCTGACGATCGTGAAACGTTTTCTCGCCAATTTGTCTACGCGTTCGAAAATGCGTTTGTAAATCGGCGAGTGAAACATTTCCGCATTCAGCTTGCCCAACCATAGCGTTCGCTTATCTTCTTTGATTCGTTCGTTGGTGATGGACAACAACGCACGAAGTTCTGCGGAATCGCTATGTAACTGCATACAGGCTCACTTATGCGATGTTCGCAACGTATTTTTGATAACGTCTCCAGAAGCGTTGCTTTCGCGCAATCGCATTCACGTGGACACGGCCCTCAGCGTCATCCTTGACGTTACACGTACCGACCACGCCCAAGATGCGAAGTGAGGCCAAGGCATCGTTGAACTCAGCGGCGCTTACGTTCGGAGCAAGGCGCTGTATTTTGGTCAGCAGTCGCGCGTTGGTTTGGTTGTGCCCTTCGGAAATGCTATCGAATAACGCTTTGATGAGAGAGCGCTTGAAGTCCGTGCTCGAATCGGTTTTCCAGATGCCGAGCGCCTGCTTATCGAGAGCGGCAAGCTCAGCAGTGTTATTTTCAGCAAGCATCATACGTACCCCAGTGCTGGCCGTAGGCATTTGGCAATGTAGCTAATAAATTTTTCGAATTCTTTTCGCATCAGGCCGACATACTCAGCGACAGCCTCGAAGAAAGTCTTACGGCTTACGCGGTTGGCAAAATCATGCTGATCCTGACCGGGCTTGATCTTGCCCATGCGCTCAAGGTGCAGGCAGAATCCGCGACTTTCGTAACCGGAAAGAAGCTGCAATGCTTTACGGCGACGGCCGTTGAACCGCGAGATAAAGCGGTCGAAAGACAGCTGTTCGAAACTGCGCTCGTGTGCCTCAGAAGAAATCGGGTTGCCGATATCCTCATAACTGAATTCCATATCCGGCAAGACGCGGGTTTGGTTTTCAGATTCGCACTTCAGCGAGAACTTGGAACCGCCGAAACCGTCAGAGCCGTCGTTGTGCATGCGTCGGCGCTTGACCGTCGTGTAAGACTCAATCATGTTCAGCGCATGCGTTGTGCACGAAGCGCGAAGACGGTTTGTAACGTGAGCTTCAGCCATCTTGGTCGGGATCATGCGGTGATAAACGCACAACGCCTTGCACAGAATTTCGCCGTAGAAATCGTGACGTTCGATGTTTTCAGCCTTGAGCAAGAAAGTCAGCTTTTTACTAACCTTATTCTTGATGTGAGGGTTTATCTTGGCGAGGTATTCCTGAAAGCGGGCCTTGTCCTTACGCATAGCACTGGGCACAACATCAGCGCGTGTCAGCTCCCATTCGGCAGCCGCATCGCGTATAGCAGCACGCTTTGCTCGCGACCCCATGAATTGCAGCACAGCGTCACAGTCTTCGGCGTCCAGCAATTCGCGCACATAGGCTTCAGCGCGCTTCAGCGGGTACAACGCACAGCACAGCACGGCGTACTTGATGTTAACCGTCAGATACTCGCTTTCGAGAAGAGTCAGACGGAAATCCTTTGCGCTGAGGCCGGCAGTTTCCAAGTTGGCATTCTTGGCGTTCCGCTGAAACTGGTACGCGTTGGTTACGTTAGAGAGGTAGAAAATCGATTCAGTTAGAATCTGCTCAACATTCGCGGCTCTGAAATCGAAACTACGGATATGAGAAACGAGCATTGTTCTTAACCCTGCAAACGAATGGTACGGGAGGATGACTTGGAAACCGGAGCTTCTACTTCTTCTTCATCGTCGAAATCTTCGTCGTAGTAGTCTTCGTCCTCACGATCAACGAAATCTTCCTCTTCACCGTCACCGAACGTACTGGCCGCCATAGCCACAGCATTGAGCATCTGGTCCGTACCGGGCGCTTTTCGCGTTTTGATCTTGCTGCTCTTAAACACAGAGTCGATTGTGGTCAATTCTCCAGCTAAACTTTCAGAGGAAATGTTTAGCTCATATTCTTCCTCACAGCGGAAGCGTCGAGACAACAGAGATTCAACATCAGGGTCGATCAGTTTGCTCTGCGCAACCATCTTTGCGCGCTTGGGTTCGAATTCCTCTTCTGTGTAAAGAGTCGGCATGCGCTCGCGGGAGTACGTGAGCACGCAACGAAAATCCTTCGACACAAGCTTAACGATATCCTTGGAAGCAACCATTACATAGGCTTCCATGAAATTCGACAGGTAATCAGAACCCGCCAAACCGCGATACCGCACATAAACCCGCTGCATGAATCGCATCCCCATACGTCGCGTGCGGCTGGCCCCTGCAAAAAGCAAACTGAAAATCTTCAGGCCGCGATCATCCATATTGTTGATGATGTTCGCAACCAGATCGAGGTTCGTAGCGTCCCCACGCAAGTCCTCGACAACAGGGATAAATTTCGGGCAAGCGGTATGGATACGCTCCTTACCGGCTTTAGAGCATACTGTTTTTTGGCCTTCGATCAGCACGTCATGGCAAAATCCGCTACAGTCACCACAGATTTTTGATGGAACCATTGCGGCTTTTACTTTGGCGTTTATGTTCTTCTGAATGGTCATTTTTGATAAAGCCCTTAGCCCTAAGATGTTCACTCAATGCGAGAATGATAGCCTTTTCCAGAGACTTCAAACCGCTATCCATTTTGAATAATTGGAGTGCATGGTGCAATGCGGGCGGCGCACCGAACGACATAACGTACTTCTTACCAGCTACGTTAGTGCCGCTCAGGATGGCGTTCACCAAGATTTCAAGCCAAGGTGCCGCATTGTTTTCTTCTGTACTGTTTGCCCAGTACGTTCTGTTTACTGCTCGCCCCGAGCGAAGCTTGGCAACAATGGCCTCAGCATTCGCGTGCAGTAAATTGTGGCATTGTGCGCATAGTGGTATTTGTTTGCTGTCCTCCCCGCCCAAAGCCTGCGGTATTGTGTGATGCCAATGCAGCAGGCTGAAATACTTTTCACAGATCGTACAATCGCCACTGACTTGCTTTGCCATGTCAGGAAGCGGTCATATCGTGGCGCGGAATGTCCCAATCGACTTTGCGGTTGCGCAGTCGCTTATCCAGTTCGGCGCGTTGATGCTCGGAAATGATCCACATAAGAGCAAGATTTGCATTACGTGGATTACGGACAACGGTGTGCGACGCCAGTGCGTATTTTACGCTGGATCGCTCGTTGATGCTGTTCAGAATGCTGGCGAGGGTGTTAGCCTGCTTCATTTCTTCACTACGCGACATTTTGAACTTCTTCTTGTCGCGGTGGCCGCTAATACCGAAGACCTTTTCCATGTCGATAACCAACAGGTATTGGTTTTCAAGCACGATGAAGTGGTCGCCAATCACTGTAACGTCAAAGCCGGCGTTGGTCAGCTTGCTCGGATCGCGATACGCGGCAATGTCGTGAAAAAGCGGAACGACTGGAAAACGCACAGCAGAAAAAGCGCCCTTGATTTTGACAGGCAACCGGCTGTTGATGTTTTTGTAGGAATCGACCAAAGCACGGAACTCGTCGTCAGTCTTTTGCACGTAATGACGAGTAAAAGTAACGGCTTGCTTGATGCCTTCGCGCGTGTTAGGGGTAGAGAAAACCTGCACAACCAACTCCCCGATATCAGCGCGCAGAGCGTCCAAATCGAGGCGCCGTAGCTCGTCAAGGCTAAGCTCAAGCAAAACGCGTTTAACAGTAGCAACGTCGCGCTCGTGCTCTTCGGTATGAACTTTCTTAACGCGGCGTGTTTCCTGTGTACCCAACACTCGAATTTTTTCGAACGTAACGCGCGGTTCGAGTTTGAGCTTTTCGAGGATAGAATCGACTTCGGCGTCTTTGACAGAGCTTTCGTGAGTGTCGCGGATTTGTTCACGGTGCGTATCGGACAAACTGCCGGCCTGCATGGTCTGCAAACCCTTGTTGAAAACCGCAAACTTATCGCGGCTAATGATACGCAATTCTTTGAGGGTCAGCTCGCGTTCATCCAAAGCTACACGGCAGCTTTGAGCGAGCGAACGAATACGGCTAAGCAAGGAAGCTGAGCCGGAAGGTTTGTGCCTTTGGTTAGATAGCGTTATGGATTCACGCTCGATAGAACCGAGGATTGCGGCATATTTGGTGCGAGAACGCACTTCACCTGCCGCTAGTGTTGCTTCAAGCTGATTCAACAGCTGTATCAATTGATCGAACATACTTCAAACCCCATATCAGGTTGCTTCCGTAGGCCACAACGCCTACATAGCGTAGGTAATATCAAATTACCTTTACCAGAACCATAATGCTCGGACGTATCCGTACTAAATGCAAAGGGGTAAACCCACGTTCCATATCCATTGAAACTTCCCTTATGGTGTTAGCGCGTTACATGCAGGCGCACCATAGGAGTGCCACCATTATAACATCGCCCGGCTAGCCTGTCTATGGCCACGTCCGGCGGCCTGCCGGGGTTGTGACGGCGTTGGGGCGCGGCCTGCCGGGGTTGTGACGGCGTTGGCATTGGGGGGGGGCTGGGCGGTACTGGCACGCCCCCCCCCCGGTGCGGGCTACTCTTCGTCTTCCCCCTCACCTTTCTCTTTAGCTTTCTTTACCTTTGCCGTAATGGCATTCTTTGTTGCTTCCAAATAAAGGTCGTAACCTTTACCAGACTGCAATTGAGAGCGGCACCATTCATAAATGCGCAAAGGCTTCGGAGCGCCAAGCTTCTTACATCCGACTTTAATCAATTCGCGGTCGCCATCTACGAGCGCCTTGAATTCCAACCACGAAACAACCTTGCCGGCGAATGGAGTGTTATCTCCGAATTTAATCTTGTTACGCTGCCCGCTAATCTGACCTGTTGATTTCAAATACGTGTAGCAGTCCCACACGCGGTCGAACCCAAGACCTTCGCCGCTTTCGTTGGAAACGTAAAGGCGTAAGATCATGTCGGCTTTTTGCGGACCCCCGAGCTTGTTCTTGAAGGCGTGACATTTGATATAACGGTAGGTGTCAACACCCTCACCAGAAAGCGAAGGCTCTTCCTCCATCATGCCCTTCCCGTGCGGAATGGAAATGGGAGTCATACGGAAACGGCAATCCGAAAAGAATCGTAGTGCAGTGCCACAAGGCTCTTTCTTGTCCGGGCCATACATAGCCATCGGAACTTCGCGAAGTTGGTTGATGCCGAGAACCATAACGCGCTTTTCGCGCATACGGCCTTTAACTCGTTTCAAACCTTCTGCGAACATCCGTGCCTGACTTGCAAGACCGTCCGTCCCATCGTCTTTCTCGTCCGCGCGGCGACTGAGCATCGCAGGATAGGAGTCACACAGGATTACGGCTTGAGGCAGGCCATGAGGTGCAGGGACTTTGAGCTTGTTAAAGCGCTTCAAGTACGCACTGTCGTAGAAACCTTTGAGGAGTTTCAGGTTTTCTTTCGTGTGTTCGTAAATGTAGTAGTATTTACTATCGATCAGGTGAACCGACGGCAAAGTCTTCAGCAGGTTGGAAAGGAAATCGAAGAAATCCTCACCTACAGAGGGTGCGTAGTAACGAATGCGCGGAGGTACTACGTACTCGCCATCTTTGTTCTTCACGCCGAATACGGATTCGACGGTGCGCGACTTTCCGTTGCCGTTGTACTTCCACATCTTTTCGGCATAGGATGCGTCGAAAGAACCTTCGTAGTCGAAGAATGCAGAAATACCTAGGAAGTCTTCCTGTCGAATAATCGATCCCATCACGGTGATTGCGAGTGTGGTTTTACACGACTGCTCTTCACCGAAGAAAGTATACCAGCCGCCAGCAAGCAGGCCGCCAGCAGTCATCAAATTCAGACAAAGGTTGCCGGAATCAAGGCGATCTTCCTTTTCACTCACGGACATAGAAGTAAGACCGAACTTCTTTTCCATGGTGTCTAGCTTTACATCCAGATTGGCGTAAGCATTAAAACTGGGGGCCACAGCCGACACAGCGATAGCTTTTTTTCTCGGAGCCATTGGACTCTCCAAACGTGCGAAAGGGCGACTACTGCCGCCCTACGCATTGTTGATTAACGACGAACCTTCTTCTTCACAGGCGCGGTGGAAGTGCTGGAAGTTTTCTTTTTCTTCACAGGTGCGTCACCGCTAGAGCTGCGCTTGACACTGCTCTTTTTGCGAACAGGCTTGTCGTCTTCGTCGTCGTCATCGATGGAAGAACGCTTAGACTTAGCAGCCGGCTTGCTACTGGACTTGACACTGCTCTTTTTGCGAACAGGCTTGTCGTCGTCATCGTCATCGTCATCGAGAGAAGAACGTTTCTTTTTACGTACCGGCTTGTCGTCATCATCGTCATCGAAAGGACGCTTACCCTTTTTCTTCACGGGTTTGTCATCGTCGTCATCGTCGAGAGAAGAACGCTTTTTCTTTTTACGTACCGGCTTGTCGTCTTCATCGTCGTCATCGTCGAGAGAAGAACGCTTTTTCTTTTTACGTACCGGCTTGTCGTCTTCATCGTCGTCATCGTCGAGGGAACGGCTGCGGCGGGAACGGGAAGGCTTGTCATCATCGTCATAGTGAGGGATATCACCGACAATTTCCATGCGCTTGATATCTTCCAAAGCCTGCTCTTCGGACAAGCGACCAGCCATATCAAGAAGCTCTTCGCGCAAATCCCAAACGAGATACTTCTTTTCTTCTGCGGTAAGAGGAACACCGCCACCGTCAACCTTGTCGATGGAGTATTTGTCAGTGCCCGGTGCATCTTTTTTGTATTTGATGCGAACGTCGAAGCCGTGCTCCGGGTGCGTAGCGTCGTATTGCTTTTTCGAACCCTTTTCGCGCTTGATGTTGTCTTCGCTGAGTTCTTGCATACGTGCGACCATCGTGCTGGTAACGCGCACAACGCGAACAGGCGTCCACGAGTCAGAACGGATATCCTTGAAACCGGAAGTGCGTTCTTCCTTGGTCGGCTTTCCGGCCCGGCGTGGCGGACCTTCTTCCTGCTTATCGCGATCAATGGCATTCATAAGCCAGAAGTCGGAAACGCGAACAGGGCTGTCTTTCTCACCCGTTGCCAATTCGGAATAGGGGCAACGGATTCCCTTTTTCGGGACGCTCGGATTGTTGGGGTCAAAGTTGACGACGAAACGCGGAATTGTGATTTCACGTTTTTCTTCGCGGCCGGCAAAAATCTTGATCCAAGCCTGACGAACGTGCAGAGGGTCGGTTTCCAAAAAGCGAAGGATAACCCACTGCTTATCGGGAAACGTAACCATGTCAACCAGTTCATCCAGACGCAGCGAGTCTCTGCGGCTGGGCGTTTTCATACCGGCGAAACCTTTACTCATGAAATGCCTCTCATTTTTCTATGTAGCGATCTGCTACATCACATTTACAGTTTCTGCGAGAGTACCCTCTTCAAGCATGTGCTCCCGCATAAGGGCACGCTCGCTTTCGGTAAAATACTCACCAATGTCTAGAGTCAATCGCGCAATACCATGCAGATCAGCAAGCTTCGCGATCCGCTGCACACGCGTAGTAGACTCTTCACGTCCGATATCTTCATCCAGATCGTTGGCGTGCGCCAACACACCATGCAAAGCTAGCGTTTCCTCGTCACTCTCGCTGTAGAGAGCATCCAAACTGACACTAAAATTGCTTTCTGTTGCACCGCCGTCATACAGCTTTTTACGCTGTGCTTGTGGGATCGTATAAGCAATCCCGTATTCATGCTCCCTAGTCGTAGTGGTCGCGTTCTTCGCCCACGTGTTGATATAGGAAGTTAACGCTCCTTTTCGGCTGTCATATTTGTCCAGCGCGGTAATCAACGAGCGTAAAATCGATTGACGCAAGTCGGCAAAGCTGCTTTTGTTGCTTGACATTGACGTGTGGGCTTTGGCCAGCTTGCTGCTGTTTTTCACGTAGTGCCCGACCACGGTGCCACGGTAGTCGTAAAAGCGCGCAATGTAGGACGTGGCAATGTTTATCGCTTTGTAAAGCTGTGCGCGATTGCAGTTCCCTACAGCGCGTGCATGATCGTTGAGTTTTTTGCGCGCTTCTGCACTAGGACTAAGCATGAAGTCACGGTAAGCCTCTAGGAACCATGCGTTAGCTTCTACGAAGTTTCTAATAAAAGCATGAGAGAAGTGCCGCTCTATCCTAGCGGCACGGATATACTCATACTTTTTCTTGCGGTCTGGATTCGCAAGGTATGCGGCCAGTTTGCACACAACGTCTTCACGTTCAAGTGAACTGAGTTTTCTTTTTCTGTTAGTTGATATCAGCACCAGCAGATAATCAACCTGCGCATCGAAGGCATCTGTGTATACAACAATTGGCTCAAGTGCTTTGTAAAGCAACATGTCCATAATGTGCTGAATCTGTTCACCTGTCAGGTTTTTGTCGGCTGCCATGCTTACTCCAGCAGTGTGGCACGCCGACTAAACGTTGTCGGCGAAACCAAAGAGCACGTAATTCTGTTTTCGGCGTTTCGCCATACCAAGCATGTCGAAGAAGGCATCAGGGAAAACGTCGCTGTAAGCTTCATCAAAAATCTCACCTGTCTGCACGTTGCAGATTAGCTGGTCGTAATCAAAACCGACCAACTCTCGGTACAGATACATGATGCAGTCCTTAGCTTTTAGTGATTGCGCTAGGCCGCTTTTACGCGTGTCGTGCTTACGTGCGCCTTTGTCTCCGAGTATCGACAAGTTCTGGCAAGAAGAGGATGCAATGAAGCGTGCGAAAGTTTCATTGCACATAAATTCGTAGTGATCGCCGTCACTGGGGGACTTGGTGAAGGCGAGTGCGTATGCCTGTATATTCATCGGTATTTACAGTTTTTTAATGCACGTCCTTGTGCAGCCGTATTCAATGAGCGAGAGGTGCGGAGCCGTGCGCAGCGTCAGCCAAACACTCAACCAGAAGCTTAGGTGCGTCTAGAGGTTCGCTGCTTTCGAGCTTGGGAGGGACCGGCGCGGTGCCAGTGGCCTCTTCAAAAGCATTCAAACGTGCGTAGAATTCTACGATTTCTTTCAAGGAAAGACACTCGCAGGTTTCGATACCGGCGCGTTCAAAGCGGCCTGCGTCCATGTGATCGACGGCATAGACACGACTCGGCGTGTAAGGGAACGAAATATATTCACGGCTGCGTCCGCTTGTAAAAGTCGTGCCGCCCTCCCCCACAAAGATACGAAAATCAATGTCGTAGGAGCGCCCTGTACTTTTTTCTTTAAACACATGCCCACAGCGGCGATGTTGGTAAAAATCGTCGCCAACATCAATCCAATCGTCAGCATCGTCAGCAATTGGTGTAATAGGCTCTTGGCGCAAAAGCTTTGTCAGCGTAGCGGTCAAATAACTGATAGAAAAACCCGAGTGGCCTTGAGCATCAACCAGCTCGCAAATCTGTTTCAGGTTGTCATTCATCATTTGCTGCATGCTGATCGCACTTTCGTCACCGGACGCGACCGCTTGCGCCATGAGAAGCTCTAACTCACGCTCTACAAAACTCATACTCATTACAACTCTCCTTGCTTATAAATCTTTTTCCATGGCAATCTTGGCCAGCGCAATAATGTGCTTACAGCAGCCAAATGCCATACGTGGGTTAGTCCAGACAGGAGGCTCGCCGTTGCTATACATTATGTATGAAGCACCGTACCGAGCGTTTGCGTACTCAAAATAGTACATGAAATTCTGGCAGGAACACTGTACTATGACTTTCTTGTGAGTGTGGACCGGTTTCGTCTGATCATCATCCAACCCGATGATGAAAGTTTCGTGATAGCGGCGCGTTTTGTCTGGCCGGAACGGGCAATTAGTCCACATGATGCCCTGCACAGCAGGCTTGCCCGTACGTGTTTTCATTTTCTTGTAGCGATGCGCTTCAACCGAGACTGCATTATTTATGAAAAGTCTCGGAGTGTTACGCACTAGCTGCCGCAAGGAGAGACCTTTTTTCGTGTAATAGGTCTCTTCAAGCATCCGCATTTCTCCCTTTTCGGGAGGCTTCATCTTAAAGGGAATTCCGCGTACGGTTACTGGGCGTGCAGCCTTGGGTTTAGCGGCCTTGCCGCTTTTCACACGCTTCGCCGTAGCTTCAGCTTGCTTGACAGCACTGCTTGGTTTTGCTTTAGCTGAAGACTTTTTTCGCTTTACTGATTGCGTCTTGATTTTTGCCACGCTACCCTCCCAGTTGACGGCTAATGCGAGCAAACAAAGAGGGATCGGCCGTCAAGGCGACGAGTTTGTTACCCTTTTTAATTTTCTCAGCGTCGCGCAACATTGTGCATGTGATATCAAGAATATACTCGCCGCTATCAGGCAAAGGCAAGATTTCGTCTTTGTAAAGGCGCACGTGAATTTTCTGCGCATAGAAATCTTCGGTGTCTTTGAACATAGGATCGGCTGCGAAAAAACGCTGCAACGTCCCGGCCACCTTGACTTTGAAACCAACCATACGAGCCTGATAAACAACGGTATGAACCACAGCAGGATCGATCACGCACGATACAGAACCGCCGGGCTTCAGCACTCGGTACAACTCACGGATAACAAGATTTTTGGTGTTACGCCACCCGCGTGGTGTCAGCCAGTTGTACGTGTAGAAATCATTCAGGTCAGAGACAAAGATGCGCCAAAACATGTCAGGCTTAAAGCGGCGTAGAGTTTTAACAAGCGGCCCTTGGATGAGGTCAAGCCTGTCGCTTTTGCATACGCGGCGTTCCATAGAATGGTTGAAGCTGGCAACAATGTGTCCGTTGTGTTTCGTACAACGGCTGATGGCAGGTATGTCACCGCTGACAATACAGCCGCAATTATACAGACTCATTACATCCATATCTTCTTCCCACACAGGTACGTGGCGCATCATTCAACCCTCAGTCAGGGGCAGGGCCGGCTCCGCTTACCCACGCATTTACAGATTCTATGAAGCGGCCGTACTCCACGAGCACAGACGGGTCTATTTCGCGCAAGGTGTGCACAACGTCTCCGTTGCACAACAGCTCAAATATAAAAGCGGGCTGGCCAGAGTCAGTATCAAGGGAAGCCATAGCGACGTAGCTATTCCCATCTATATCAAAGCTGCGATGAAAGGCACACATTTCACGAAGACGGTAAAGCTCCGACAAGACTTTTTGTAGACTCTCGTAAATATTTTGAAACTTCATTGAACGTCCCTACCATTGTATGTTGACTTTTTTCCAGTGCTTTTGCGTAGTCATCAAGCTGCGAGCTGCCTGCAATATCAGCTACTACAGCATCGTATAGAGAATCAAAAAATCCACTTTCTATACAAGGAAAATCGCAGCAGCCTACAGCGTCAAAGTATAAGGTGCCGACCGTGTACCGTGAAGCGTCGTTTACAGCGGCATTAAAAATGCTGACAAGGTTTCTTACGTGCAGCCGCGAAGCGGTTTCTACTGTGACGTTGCCGTAAGTTTTTTGCTCAAGCGTAGCCTGCCATATTGCGGCGATGTTGGATTCATGCCGCTGGACTTTCTGGAAGTCGGCAACACTGTAGTCGATATTTTCTTTAACGCGATCTAAAATCCGCTCTATCGCGAAGAGTTCAACTCGACCTGCGTACCATGCGGGTTCGGCTATAGTAGTCCGGGCTACATTTTCCAGAAGATCGGCGCGCGCTCGGACTCTGTTGGTTTCAGACTCGTCAGGGTCTTTATGAATTTCACGAGATAAAACAGTCTTACTGTGTGAGCGCGTGCCTTCAGCTACGGAGGAAGCAAGCGCGAAACGGCGGTCCTCCGCTAATTCATGTAACACACGGATAAATTCTAGTTTGGTGTAACATGCACCGCCGACGGAGTAAATGATTTGATCTACGGAATGAAGCCAGTGCATAAAATTCTCCAGAAATGAAAAAAGGGGCCAGCTGGCCCCTTTTCGTGACTTCGAATCAATCCAGTTCGAAGTCGTCGTAGTCAGCGCGCTTCTTCTTTCTCACCGGAGCTTCTTCAGCTTCAGCACGCTTCTTCTTCTTTTTCACCGGAGCTTCTTCAGCAACGGCCTTCTTCTTCTTTTTCACCGGAGCTTCTTCAGCGGCGGCCTTCTTCCTTTTCACCGGGGCTGCGGCTTCAGCCTTCGGCTTGCGGCCACGCTTCGGAGCTTCTTCGGCAGCGGCAGCGGCAGGCTTGCGGCCACGGGTAGCCTTGACGGGTTCAGCTTCAGCCTTCGGCTTGCGGCCACGCTTCGGAGCTTCTTCGGCAGCGGCAGCGGCAGGCTTGCGGCCACGGGTAGCCTTGACGGGTTCAGCGGCAGCGGCAGGCTTGCGACCACGGGTAGCCTTGACAGGTTCAGCGGATTCGCCGTTCATTTGGCTTTCGATAGTCGCGATTTCCTGCTCAAGGGCAGCGCGCTGTGCTTCCATGCTTTCGTTGGATTTTTCCAGAGACTTGACAGCAGCATCAATAGAACGCAGTTGCTTGCGCAGCTTGCTGACCTGTTGCTTACCGTTGACGGTTACGTCGTTCTTCGCCATTTTTGGATTTTCCTTAATGGGTGGTTTAAAAGTGCGATAAACCCCTACGCAAACATGAAGGGGTTTATCTCAAATACTCGTTTCCGATTCTTCAGGACGAGCTTAGACGGGATCAGTCTTCGTCGTCTTCGTCGTCGTCTTCGTCGTCGTCTTCGTCGTCTTCGTCGTCTTCGTCGTCGTCTTCGTCGTCGTCTTCGTCGTCGTCTTCGTCGTCTTCGTC